TATGGTGGGATGGCAATGTTGGAAAATCTGATTTTCAAACTTATGAGGATGTACTTGCATGGCAACCACTTCCAGAGACGTGGAAAGGAGAAGCAGATGACAAAATATATTGCAGTTCGATACAGAATCGCGAAAGAGACGGAAGAAAAGAATAAAAACATTGCAAATATGTGTTGACACAATGTTGTTTTTTATGTTAATATGAATACAAGAAAACAATAAGGAGAATCTATGGAAGAACTTAATAATTACGGATTCGGAGCCATACCATCGTCATATGATCTGAGGGATTATAGGTTATCAAAAACTGTCAACTCCATTGATATTGTCCTTCCAGAGACTTACCAGATAGATATTAAGCACGTAAAGGATCAGGGAAACACCGGTACTTGTACCGTACAGTCTCTAGCTACCCTCATTGAGTATCATTATCAAAACGATACTGGCATTTATAAAAAAATGAGTACAACATTTTTATATGGATTTAGAGACCAAGTATCTGATGATAAAAATTATATTGGAGAGGGTATGAAAATTAGGGATGCCCTTAAGGTCGCAAGTAATTATGGAGATGTCGCTCACCATATAATGCCGGGCAATCATGATTATGATGAGTCTAAAAAGCTTGTGCTGAGTGCTAGTAGCGAAGTACTGTCTCAGGCATATGAAAATAGGATAAGTAGTTATTATAAGATTAAAGATGAAAACGAACTAAAGTATTCAATCCTTAACGACGGCCCTGTGATTGCAGGCATGTATTGGTTTGATAATTACAAGCTTGTTAAAAATATATATACGTACAAAAAAGATGATACTTATAAACCACATGCGGTAGTAATAATAGGGTGGGATAAAGAAAACTGGATAGTACAAAATTCGTGGGGAAGATTTTGGGGAGATAACGGGCTGTTCCGAATCCCGATAAAAAAGTCTTTTGACAATATTTTTTTTGAAGCATATGGCGTAACAGATAACATTAAAAATATTTACGTACCGCCAAATAGCAAATTTATCAACATACTTAATTTACTTATTAACGTGGTTTTAAAGATGTTTACAAAACTATGATATCTCCTTTCCTTGTTTTGGAGAATGCCGTCCAGTCCCGCTCTAGACGTTAAACCAAAACGAGATGCTTCATAGGCGGGCTGTGGAGCATCAATCAATTGTTTTTCGACTTTAATGTGTGCTGAATGAGAAAGTTGGTATCCGCACAGCGGTTTCGTAGGTTCGATTCCTACCATTCAGCAAAGTCCAAGTCGACATCCATGGAATGGCAAAGCATGAAAGGGTGATGTCTAGTCGACATGAGGGGGCGACCCACCGGTGGCGCTGCGTGGTTTCTGTGATTGCCACAAAAGACGCGGGAATGATAATGGCATTCCTACAATCACAGTTCGGATCTTTAGCTCAATTGGTGAGAGCATTCGGCTCATAACCGAGAGGTTCCAGGTTCGAGTCCTGGGAGATCCATAGGGTTCTTTAGCTCAATGGTAGAGCAATCGGCTGTTAACCGATAGGTTGTAGGTTCGAGTCCTACAAGAACCGCTTTGACAAATAAGGCTCATTCCTTACGAAAAGGAATCTTCGATAGTGAACGCAGTTTTGAAGTCGACTATATAAATGCGTTGGAATTTTCTCTATAGTGATAGGTCGCTCCTATCGGAAAGAGCAAAGCGAAAGCCGAGTAAACTTTATTTGTCACTCTTGCCCCATAGCCAAGCGGTAAGGCAACGGCCTTTGACGCCGTCATTCGTTGGTTCGAGTCCAACTGGGGTAGTCCTGCGAGACTCTAATATGCTGCAGCAGATGATCGCATTGATATGAATACATAATTGCAAGGAGGCGATGAAAAAGATTATCACAAACCAAATTAAAAAGAAGGAGAAATTATGCAGACAGACACATTGGAACTTTTTAAACCAGTCAATTTCGAACCTAACACACTTTCCGTGAATGTAGACTTGGATGAGTATTTCTTTCTTCAACAAATGCAAAACCGCATCATTACGATAAATGCAGTGATTGATGACGAAGTTGCTAACGCAGTTGTTCAGTCAATCTTGCGAATAAATTTAGATGATGTTGGTATCCGCGTTGAAGATAGAGAGCCGATTAAACTAATCATCTCATCTGATGGCGGAGACGTGTTTAGCGGATTTTCGATTATTGATGTTATCAAGAATAGTGCGACCCCGGTTCATACGTTCAATATCTCTCATTGGTACAGTATGGCAACAATTATAGGAATGGTCGGAGATAAGAGGTATGCAACGAGCAATGCTTCTTTTTTGATTCATGACGGAACAACAGTAATTGGGGATTCGTCAAACAAAGTTCATGACTTCTTGAAGTTCGACACCCAATTACAGAAGCGTATGAAGAAAATCGTTTTAGATCATTCTTTAATTGCTTCTTCAACATACACAAAGAAGTCCAGAGAAGAATGGTACTTCTTTGCAGAAGAGGCTAAAAAGCTTGGCGTTATTGATGAAATCATTGGAGAGGATGTAACGCTTGAAGAAGTTATTTAAAAAACAACAAAAGAAAATTAATCAATATGTAAAACAACTTAATAACGAATTGGAACAAGACGATGCTTTTCTTGGACGAATATATTTACGTCAATATAGTTCCGGTATTATCCCATATTCAGATGGGTCAGGAGCTTTATGGGTTGGGGTCATTCGAGTGTACGACAAGGTGACAAATACATATAAGTCAATTCTTGGTGATTACTACGAGGTAGTAAGAAATCTTCATCGAGAGGTAAATGATTTTATTATAAATGACCTCAAGATTGATGTAAGGCGGGCTTTAGCACTTGCAGTTGATTACAGGGATGTAAAACACAACCCGAGAGAAGCAGAACCGTTTTATCCGTACTACGACAAAAACTTCTCGTATAAAAGATATCAGATGTAGAGAGGAGAGATTAATTGGTAACACAAGTAATTAAAAGAAATGGCAAAAGCGTCAAATTTAATAAACAAAAAATAACAACTGCCATTCTAAAAGCATGGAAGGATTTGCGAGAGGTCGATGCTTCTGCAGAAGAATTTGCTTCAAAAATCGCTTCTGATATTGAAGCAATGAATGTCGATGTGATGAGTGTTGAAGAAATTCACGATATTATCGAAAGAAAACTTATGGCATCTAGTCACAAAGATGTTGCAAAAGAATACATCGAGTTCAGACAACTGCGACAAATCGCCAGAGAGACTGGCAAAACATATGATAGCATCTTGTCTCTTGTAGACATGCAAAACCAAGAGGTTAAAGACGAGAACTCAAATAAGAACGCGATAGTTGCATCAACGCAAAGAGACTATATCGCTGGAGAGGTAAGCAAAGATATTACAAATCGCATTCTCCTTCCAAAAGATATTGTAGAAGCACATAAAAATGGCGAGATTCATTTCCATGATGCTGATTACTTTATCGAACGAATATTTAACTGTTGTCTTATTAACCTTGACGATATGTTGCAAAACGGAACCGTAATCAATAAGACGCTGATTGAAAAACCGCATTCTTTCAGAACCGCATGTACAATTGCGACACAGATTATCGCAGTTGTTGCATCTGGACAATATGGAGGATCGAGTATTAGCCTTGCTCACTTAGCTCCGTTTGTAGATATTTCTCGACAGCGTATAAGAGAGAAGGTTAAAGAAGAGTTTAGAGACGCAGGCGTGTTGAGTGTAACGGAAGCCCAGCTTTCAAAAATTGTTGAGAGCAGGGTAAGGGACGAGATTAAGGACGGCATTCAAGTACTGCAATACCAAATCAATACATTGAATACGTCTAACGGCCAAACCCCATTCACGACAGTTTATATGTATCTTGGAGAGGTAGGAAACAGTAAAACGAAACAAGACTTTGCTTTGGTGATTCAAGAAGTATTGAAACAAAGAATCGAGGGAGTGAAGAATGAAAAGGGAGTATGGATTACCCCGGCGTTTCCAAAACTGATATACGTTCTCGAGAAAGACAATATTACTGAAGATTCTCCGTACTGGTATTTAACTCAGTTAGCTGCAAAATGTACGGCCAAGAGATTGGTTCCTGATTACATATCAGAAAAAGTAATGTTGGAGCTCAAAGGAGATGTATACCCTTGCATGGGATGTCGATCATTTTTAACACCAGATCGTTTTACCGACGCTGGGATAGGCAACATCGCAAATGCAAAAAACTATACAGACGGAGTACACAGATATTACGGAAGATTTAATCAAGGTGTCGTCACAATCAACCTTGTCGACGTTGCTTGTTCAGTTAACAACTTGTCGGACTTTTGGAAGTTATTAGAGGAGAGGTGCGAGTTATGCCATAGAGCGCTTCAAATAAGACACAAGAGACTATTAGGTACTCCATCAGACATTTCCCCAATACACTGGCAGTACGGCGCGTTAGCTAGGTTAGAGAAGGGAGAGGTGATCGATAAACTTCTGTATAACGGATACTCAACAATATCACTTGGATATGCAGGATTATGGGAGTGCGTATACAAATTATCTGGCAAAAAGCTTACAGAAGAAAAGGGCAAAGAGCTTGGCTTAAGGATAATGAAGAAGCTAAACGATTTTACAGCTAAGTGGAAAGCCGAAGAGAATATTGACTATTCATTATATGGCACCCCTCTTGAGTCCACGACATACAAGTTTGCGAAATGCTTGCAGAAAAAATTTGGAATTATTGAAGGCGTAACTGACAAAAACTACATAACGAATAGCTACCATGTTCACGTTACACAACCAATCAATGCTTTTGAAAAACTAAAACTTGAGGCAGAATTCCAAGAGTTAAGTCCTGGTGGTGCGATTTCGTATGTTGAAGTTCCGGACATGCAAAATAATATTGAAGCCGTTCTGGAAGTAATGAAATACATATACGAAAACATAATGTATGCAGAGCTTAACACGAAAAGCGATTACTGTCAGGTATGCGGATACGATGGTGAAATTCAAATCGTTGATGAAGAAGAAACAGGACGATTGATTTGGGAGTGCCCAAATTGCGGTAATAGAGACCAAGACAAGATGAATGTTGCAAGAAGAACATGCGGATATATTGGTTCGCAATTTTGGAACCAAGGAAGGACGCAGGAGATTAGAGAAAGGGTGCTTCATTTATAATGCGTGATCCAAAAAGAATAACATTGTTTTGCAAAGATTTAGCTGGGCTGTGGAGCAAAGTTCCAGACTGGCGTTTCGGACAGCTCGTCTCAAATATTATGAGAATGTATATGTCAGAAACTGGAAGAGACCCATTCTTCGTTGAGGACGACGAACTGATGGAACGAATGAAGGCATGGTTCAAAGAGAATGTAAATGAGGTGTAAATGTACGAATGTTTTCATTGCGGTACACGTTCTGTAATATGGGACTGCGACTTCTCGTTTGACGATTATGGATACGAAGAAGAAGGTATCGTGCAGGAACTCCATTGTACAAATTGCGGAGCAAGAATTACATATATGATACCGCTCGAAGAGGATGAGGATAGTGAAAAATAAAACACCGATTTTATTTACTAAAAACCATCCGAAACTAATGTAAATGTCGGTAATAAATAAGATTTTACCAACAAACACAACAACTTAATATTGAGCCCTCCGTAGTATTAGTCGGTGAAAGCTCGCAGAAGGTGGAATGAGAAAGGCGTTTAGAGGATTTTATATGGAGACATATTTATTTAAAACAAGATGGTGCTCAGATAGTAGAGAAGAAGAAGTCGTCACATGCGGGACTGTTGCCGCTGATAACTATGCAGAAGCGGTTGACAAAATTGATCGTAGATTTTCAAATCCGATATGGATATTTGTCACTCAAATGTTTTGCTGCGACGGGTTTACCTTCTTAGAAGACAAAGAGTATGAAAGACTTATTAAGGAGGAATCAGATGATAACGATTGATATGTTTGATGGCGATGTTGAAAAATTCCTTGCAGCTATTGAGGAAGAAAGAGCAAAGGAGTTTAAATTCCTTGACTCACTCGACATTCTTCCGCTTTTAGAGAAGAATCTAACCATTACAGATATCGCTACTAGATTACATAAATATAACGATGAGTATGATGGCGAAGATATGTATGCCGAAATCGATGAGAATGAATTGATGTTCTACATTGAGAAACGTTTTCATGTCAATTTTGAATTCCGCTGTGTAGGTAATTATCACCTCGACACGGATGTTCAGAAAGGTACTAGATATGATAAAAACCCTGTACCCGACGTTTCAGAGATGGAGTGAAAAAGGTGGAGTGTATGTCATGAGTGACACGCACTTTGAAGATCCAGACTGCAAACAAATGGACGAAGAATGGCCATATCCAGAAGCGTATATTGATGGGCTTATGAAGACTGGAAAGAATGACACGATAATACACCTTGGAGATGTAGGAGATCCTAAATGGATGAACTTGATAAAAGGACACAAGGTATTGATTCTGGGCAATCACGACTACGGTGCATCATATTATGAACCATACTTCGATGAGATATATACCGGGCCGTTAATGATTGCTGAAAAGATAATATTATCACACGAACCAATTCCAGACATTACGTGGGCTTTGAACGTTCACGGCCATGTACATTGTGCAGAAAAAGACATAGATATTTATCACTATAATTGTGCAGCAGATTTTGTTGGATATCAATTATTAAGTCTATCACGAATTATTAAAGAAGGACATATGAAGCACATATTGTCGCTTCACGCACAGTCCATCAATAATGCGAACAGGAAAAGAGGTGTGAAGGGACATGGACTTTACCATTACTAGTGGCATCGGTACTTCGTGGACTACTGGTGTCAATACGACTACGTGGACTGTTGAACCGATGTATTACACGACAATAGATGGTACTGCGCGCGCAGCAACATCCTGGAGAGCGTACGGATTAAATAAGGACGGATTAAAGCATATTAGTCCAGACGATGTCGAGAAAAGACCAAATTACAAATTGCCAGACATCAATGAATTGTTTGTTCAAGATGAATGCTAGGAGGTACCCTGATTAACTATATGAATACTGTAGAGATTAGTATTTTAAAAGCACAAGTTCTTAATTCTGAACACAAGATTGATCAAGTACGTTCAGAAATACAAAATATAAAAAACATAATCCAATCTCTCTCTATTAGATTGAACGACCTAACGGCATCGGTTGACGATATGAATGTTCGTATTGATTGTTTGAATATTTCAAATGTTAATACATTGTTTGAAGACTACAGCAAGGAGGAATGAACATCCAATGAAGAAGTGGGAGATTAACTGCGATGGTTGGTATCCATATTGTCCATATTGCAAGCAGGAGTCTTTTTATAGGACTCCTGTATGCATTAATTGCGGAGAACTTCTGCAATATAACGAAGAAGATATGGAGTACCTGAAAAATAATAACAAGCCATTCTATGACGAAGTGATGGACAAATATGCAAGAAAGGTGGCTACAAATGTACTTCGTGAAAGTAAAGGGAGGACTCATTAATCTGGACGCAGTCGCTCTAATTAATTCTGACAAAAACTACGTATCTCTTACCAATGGAGACGTTATCCATATAGATGGTGATGCTATGGAGAAGTTGGTTGAGATGTTTGTTCACGGAAAGATAGCGTACGAAGGAGGCGAGGTTTCTGTATTTAAAGACATTTATTGATAAGACATATGTTCCAGAAGGAACTATGCTGAAAGACATATTACATATGATAAGCATTAGCTATCCACAAATACATTACCCATTAACGATCATGTATCGAGTAACAGTCGAAGTTGATGGAGTGACGGAAGATACGTTGGCCGGTTACTGCGAGTATAACGGTAATGAGCTGGTGTCTTTAGACGGAGATAGCTACAGCTTAGAAGATGAATTAATAGCGTATTCAATATTTAAAACTGACACTAATGAGTTTTTGTTAAGCGTTACATACGAAGGAGAGTTTGTATGGGGTTAGATAATGGAATAATTTTAAAACAACAAAAAAAGACTGATCCGCCAAGCTACGTACAAATTGAATTGTATAAGGACGGCGAAGATGACGTTGAGTACGAGGTGTGTTATTGGAGAAAATGCCCAGGGTTACGGGCCAATATACTTTCCGTAATACCGCCAACGGACGAAGACTTTGCCTCAGAATATGAAGTAAATATAGCGACGCTCAAAAAGATTAGGGATGTGATTTATGAGCAACTAAAACATCCTGCAGACTGGTGGAGCCCTATATGGAGCTTTGATGAGATGATAAATCATTTTGGCAGAGATATTGTGAATATCACATGGCTAATCGATTACCTTAGAAAGCATCCAAAATCAATCGCATATTTTTACGACAGCTATTAAGGAGGACGTATTGATTTTTGTTACATCTGATCTCCATTTATATCACGCCAGAGAGTTTGTTTATAAGCCTAGAGGATTCGACAATATCCACGATATGAACGAGGCGATATGTAATAATTGGAACCGAGTGGTCGGCGTAGAGGATGATGTGTATCTATTGGGAGATGTAATGTTAAATAACAATGAGGCCGGCATAAAACTCCTTAAATCTCTCAAAGGCAAGATCCATATTATTATTGGCAATCACGATACAGATAGTCGTGTAGCATTATACAAAGACTGTTGGAATGTAGAAGAAATCGTATATGCAACAAAAATTAAATATAACGGCTACCATTTTTATATGAGCCATTATCCAACATATACGGGTAATCTGAATAAAGAAAAGTTGAAACAAATGACGTGCTGCTTATATGGGCATACACACCAAACAACAAACTTCTTTAATGACATTCCTTTTATGTATCATGTCGGTGTTGATTCTCACAATTGCACACCGGTTCTTCTAGATGACGTGATTGTTGAAATGGAGAAAAAGTGTATTGAATGTAAAGAAATGTTATAGAAAAAGTGTTAGGAGGACTAATGAGAAAAAATTCCACAGACTACTCCAACTTCCAGAGGTTCATGGCAAGGATGGAGAACGAAAAGAAAAAGAAGGAACAGTTATATAAGGCTTCAAAAAACGGAGAGAAGAAAAATGGAAGAAACAAAAATCGCAGTGCAAAAAATTGAAGAAGATGAAGAGAGGGCAATTATTGAATTTTTATGGTGCCTTGTGACACTTTATTGCGAAAAAGATTTTATTGAAGAACTTGGGCTTGATGAATTTGAAGAGTGCATCACTTCAGTAATATCTATATATGGAAAGCTTAATGATGACAAGCACATTTGTGGCCTTACTGATAAGGAGATAGTGGATCTGTATTGGGATATAGAATGTTATTTCTTCGATGTGATAAGAAAAGACGAGAACATAGATAATATTTTGTGGGCAAAGAGTATTATTAATGTACACGGCATTCTTTCGGACTACATAAAAGCAAACCGCTTAACAAAGATATGGAGCTAGTGAGCGCTGACCACGCCGATGCAATCCTTTCTTCAAATATTGTTGCTCACTTTTTGCTCACTTTTTATTAACGGAGCCCATAAACCCTATTAAAATCAAGGGTTTGCAGACAATGACGTGGGTTCGAATCCCACCCTCTCCGTTACGAAAACCCTATAAAACAAGCGGTTTTCAAAACTTAAGACCTTTAGAGTTGCTCACTTTTGCTCACTTTTGAGCAGAGTGGGCACTCTTTCTGTTACGACGCTATTAATAGCCTCTATATCGCTAGTAAGAGGGCTAGTAATATAAAGATAATTTTTTTCAAGGGTGGTGCTGTTTCTTGAATGACCAGCAAACGCCCTTGTTTTTGTTAAGCCAATTGTGTTTTCTAGCTCAGACAACAAGGTCTTCCTTAATTTATGATTAGACCTTTGCGTAAAGCCGAGCTGTTTATTAATTCTTCTCAAGGCTGTTGCCACAGTAGACGCGTGTTTTCTAGATCCGTCCTTGTATACAAACAAGTAATCTGAGTCTATTCCATCAAAATTATTCCGAGATACAATAAGGTCGTATACGCGCGCTACAGAGTCCGTGATAGGCAAGCTGCGTCTGGACTCAGTCGTTTTTAAATAATCAACAACTTGATAACCTTCTCTGACCAAATCGTTGTTTTCGTTTTTGACCCAGTTAACAACCTCCTGCCTTTGGATATTAACTTCGTTATTAACAAAATCAAAATCAGATTGCTTCAACGCTATTAATTCTCCAGCTCTTAAACCTAGACAGCCAGATAAAATAATTGCTAGATATGAAGTATTGCCCGTCTTTACAAACATCTCCATAGCACGAATGAACAAACTTGATTCTTCTTGTGCAGTAAACACTTGAGTATCTGGAGTAGAAACTGTCCTATTCAGCTTCTTTGTATTGATCCTAGACATTTGCTTTGCAGTATTATTCTTAAGCAATCCGGTGTCTACAGCGTAATCAAACAATCCGTTCAACAAACTCTTTAATTCTTTATAACCTTTTGATGTAAGATTATATTTATCTATTTGTTCTAGACAGAATTCCTTTAACTGCATTACAGAGATTTCAGATATATCTAATGTTTCCAAATTGGAATCTTTAATATATCTATTGTAAGCCCATTTAAGTTTATGTGCCGTTCCTGCGCACGTTTCCTTTTCCTTATAATCCAAGAATTTAGAAACAATATCGCTCATACAATATGTCAAAGTTTGAGAGATATTAGACTTGTCTTTTATCAGCTTAACTATTTTATTTTCAAGGTTCTTCCTTTCCTTTGCGACGAGGTGTTTCCGCTTACCATTAGACGTATTAAGAAAACAATGGTATCTTTTATCGTTGCCTAAGAAAATAGATTCTTGAACATCATTTAAATAAAAATCATTTTCCATTTCCTCTACCGAAGCAAAGGCGCGATCAGCACCATACATTTTAATTAGCTGGTCTAATTTCGTCAATGCCTCGTTTTGAGTAAAGCCAATCCCTATCAATGAAGAGATAGCATCAGTCATGTTGTTTATTATACTAATTCACTCCTTTTAATTCGTAAAAAAAATAACAGCCTCATAATAGAGGCTGTTATAATTGTGGAAAAATATTTACTTCCCTTTATCATGGGCTCGCTATATAAACGAGCCCGCCAGTAAATAATATAGTGTTATTTCAAATTCGCATTCAGGAACTTCTGCCATGCGCTAACCGTTGCTGGGCCGCAATAGCCGTCCTGGCCAACGCCTAGCTTCCTCTGAAGTGCCTTGATTGTGTTCTGGCCGAAGTGTCCATCGGCAGATACTCCGAGCCATTTCTGCATTGCCTGAATCATAGGAGAATATCCACCGTCGTCTCTCCATTGCCAAGAAGACTCAAGGCAATTCATACAATATTTTCTGAGACCGGTCGGCTGATGAGACACAATGCCGTCAACAGTTGTTTTGAAAAATTTCTGAGTTGCTCTCGTTGTGAGAATTCCCCATTCTCCATCTACCGCAAGCTTTCCGGTCGGAGCAGGGGACGGTGATGGAGCAGGAGTGGTGTACTTAACCCACTTCGTCGGTTTGCCGTGCAGAGTCCATGTCATGCACTGATATCCGCCTTTATGGTTCAGTCTACGTCCGTTAGCATCAACATAAGAATAGATGATTCCAGTATGACCAAAATCCCCAGTCCATGCTGTAGCCTCGATCGTATTGTAGCATCTACCATTAATCCAGACTTCCTGTCCGATAAAAGCTCCTATATGTCCAGGCATATAAAGCAGTTCAGGATAGCCAAGTCGCAGAGCTGCAAAGTTTCCACTAACTCCACTGCACTGAGAGATTAATCCATATTCTGTACAATCTCCTGTGTTGTTCGGCCAATACCTTCCCGCGTTCATACCACGGTTCAGATTAAATGGGTTTCCCCCATTAAATAAAGCCTTCTGGAAGTTACTGCAATCAGCATACAGGGTTCTTCCGTCCCAATATAAAAGATTGTAAGGGTAGTGGTTGCTATATGCGGTGCTGAAACTTGCCGCTTTCTTCATAGCGTTTACCCAATCATTCTGGCTGTTAAATACAATTCTACTCATTCTTTTCCTCCTCATGCGAACTATCATCGTTGTTTTCGTTATCAGACTCGGGACGATTCATAAAATCTTTATCAAGTGTCTCGAGCCAAGATGTAAGATTTACTTCGCTCATACCTTTACCTCCGTGTTTTAGGCAATAAAAAATAGAGCCAAACAGCTCTATAAAAACATGCAATATTTAAATATCATCCGTCATATATTCAACAAAAGCATGACATCGTATTGTAACTCGCATCGAATATACATATCATCACCCATTTAATGAGGCATTAATCTCATTTAGAATTATCCAATGTCAGCACTCCATCTTCAGTGTCGGAAAGGAAAGTCATTACTTCCCTCAGACCTAGTGAGAATAGCATGACACCATATTTACCCTCTTCAAAACCATAAAAGGAAACTATACGTATATTCGTTAAACCGCTTTCTGCATCATCCCTTAAAGCGAATGGAAGTGTGCCGGATTCGACTGCTGTTTTGATTTCTGTATAATTTTTGTCAAGTACAGTATCATCACCACTCTCTGAAATTGTGAGAAGCATTCCACCTCCACTGCTAGAACTTGCTATTCCTTGTTCAATATTATTTAATTTATCTGCTGTTATCGTATCTCCAGTTTTCCATTGTGTTTTTATATAACTCATACCTGCCTCCTATCCAACAATTGCAGTTCCGACAACCGCACTTCCTACTAGGCTATCTCCGTCTCCGCCAGACTGACTTTCAGTTGCTTCATCGTCAACTTCAATTACATAATACCATCTGTTGTCATAGAACTCTTTGTCAATAATTTTACCGAGCGGGGCGAACGTGTCTCCTTCTCTCATAACACCAAGACAGTATCCCCCGAAGGTCGTAACTAATTTCCCAACGTCTGGTTCTCCCATAGGGATCATTTCCGCGGTTACAGAGAAGACATCTCCTTTGGAGATGGTATATCCTCTCACAATAGATCCTGATTTATTATAATGTGAGCTAATACTATTCTCAGCCGAGAAATCGTTCATCTCTGGCGATCCAATAATAACAAGTTTTTCCAGAGTCATGCCTGGCTCGGTATTCCCAATAGAGTATACTTCCCTCCTGTATCTGCCTCTACTAACTCGTGTTTCATATTCAATTAATTCTCCGAGTGCAACGATACTTCCGTTATCAAGAAAAAAATCATCGGCATAATCTGGGATTATTACAGATACAATACCGGTTCTCGTCTCTATAGACTTCACTTTGTCTGTTCTTAAAATTGCGTGTTCAGTTACTGATGGCGGCCCATCGGGAACAAGGTCGTCAATAGGGAAAATAGGGTTATCTGGCAGTTTAGGTGTATCTGTTATTGGCATATCTCTCCTCCTACTTATTGTTTAATAACCATTCAGGTTTTCCGATTCCGTGTTCTTCTAAAAAGTTCGCAAATATTGGAGTTAAATACCAGTTTCCATGCATGTCACAAAAATAATGTTCAGCACATTCTAACAACTCTAACGTATTTTCTGGATAATCAGCCATTAATACGAGCAGTTGTGTGCGCAAATTGTCTTTTTCATTTTTATCAGTCTGATCCTTTAGCTCCTGTAATAACTCGCGAATTGATTTGAGTTCAGTTCTTATCTCTTGTCTATCAGCATTTTTGCTGTCTCTTCTATCATCACGACGCTTAATCAAGAAAGATATGAAAGAGAATAATGCGGAAGATCCGAGAAAACTGCATATAATAGTTACAATTATTGGAGTCATAACGCTCTCTCCTTTCCGTTAAATTCTCCCTTTATTCCAATCCTTTGTTTCGTCGCATTACGCGAAAGCCTCGACACAACATTCGAGACTCCCGCGTACATCTATTGCAGAGAGCAGTATACGCCTCTCTGCCTAATAACATGCCTTGCGCACGTTATTGGTGAAATTATAAAGCACAAAAAGGGTGATATAAGATGAATCGACTGTATTTAATTGTTCATAATTCATTTGACTGTTAACGAGTATACAATCTCGTCATCCGGGTCTGATGATGAAACTACCTGAAACCTATTATTTGTCATTATCGTAATGTTGTATTGTGTTTCAGTAATATCAACACGGCTTGGATAGATATATGATAAAGTTTCATATTCTTCACCTTCATATGTACCATGTTCAATGATAATAAAACTTGGTATATTCCCATTTAATACAGCGTCTTTCATCTCTTCGAATGTCATATCTAGACCGACCTCAGTCGCATCCTCCGGGGCGGTAATTACTGTCGCTCCGCCACCGCCACCGCCGGAACTTGCTATTCCGTCTTCAATATTATTTAATTTATCTGCTGTTATCGTATCTCCGGTTTTCCAATTTGTTTTTACGTAAGTCATATGTCCTCAAATATAAATAAAACTATGCTTTTATATATTGTCGTTATATGGCACTTCGTATGTCATGGCTCTTGCGCTATCAGTAATTCCATCTGTCGTTGGGTCAACAATAATTCCAAGGATAGCGAGCAGGTCGATTAATCCAAGCGCAATTTTAATAATCATATCCTGGTCAAATTTTGGAACAATACCGATCGTATCTAATACCATATAAACAAAAGATATAACTGCTAGAACCATCGTAACTAAAGTTGTTTTATTTTTAAGTCTTAACTTTAAATTAATCATTACTAAATTTATCCTTCCTTTATAAAAACCTGTTATATATATTGCATTTATTTAAACTATTCAATTACTGCTTTATAATTTGTTGAATTATTAAACACAGATGCAAGATCTGTTTGTATGACCCAACTTCCATTTACCTTTTTATAAACTTTGTTAGCTTCTCTCCATGATCCGCTAACTTTAAAAAACAAATGTTGTGAGATTCCACACTTAACTACGATTGTGTGCTGCGCAGTAACATTTGTTAACTCATATACATAATTAACAATCTTCTTACCAGATTTGTCTGTAGCTTCTTCGTACTGAAGAAGGTTGGTTTTATCAACATTGTTATCAGTTAATGTTACTTTTGCATTCGCATCATCAGGAACAATCAACAAACGATAATCGTAACCAGCCAACAACACGCTTTGACCGTCTGGGTAAAGTTTTATGTTTGATCCGCTAGACGTTACGAAATAGTATTCAACGTCACCAAAAATAAATACGAGGCTATGTTTTTGTGCAATATTATTTAAAGTATATGTATAGGATCCTCCGGCCGAAGAGGCCTCAACACTTGTTACTTTCCACTGGAGACTGTCATTTCCATCATCAGACGCGTCGTCCTTGCCATATTTTATATCGATATAGTGTTGTCCGGCCGGGACTTCGTATGTAATTGTTTGTTGACTTGCGCTGTTCGAACACATCGCAAGTTGATAATTAGACGTACTATCAGAAGGGACAGAACCTCCGCTAGATGCAGTCAGTCCATCTGTAGATACTGTAGTATCTAATTTTCCAAACAGACCATAATCATAATTGGCTTCCGCATAATTAATATAGGTGATAGTAACTAAACAATCACTTTCAAAGTCCATATTTAATCTAGCAACTGATGCAGATTTACTTACACCATTGTTTGTGGATACATAATATCCACTAGAGCTATTAAGATTAAAACCATAGTCAGCACCAGATACCTTGGGCGTAATCGTGTATGTATTAGACGGAGGTAAATGAACCAGCTGATCTGAAATATCAACGCCATTGTCAAGAGCTAATGTCAACTTAGGATCGAGCGGTTCGATTGTCACTACATGATCTGTCCCCTCCTGAACTCTCTCTGTTCCTGTACCAGGAGTTGTTTTGGCGTTAATACTTGAGATTGTGATAGGATAATAAGTGTAATCAGGATCTTCATCTGGCGGTATAAATGGCCCAGATTCATCAATAAGAATCGTGTGATCGACGCCAATGTTTGTTATCGTGTAAGTCCAATAATATAAGTTTCCGGTTGACGGAACATCATATGTTACTGACCAAGTAACACCGCAGACGAGTCCTCCATAATATCCAACGGTGTGTCTTAACTTCGCATTTTGAAGTTCTGATCTAGTCCAGCTTCCTGTATTCTCTAAGGTATGCGTTTCATTTGAAGTGCTGGAAAATTCGTAGTACTCACCCTTTGCAGACGATCCAGAATAAGCTTGTACTCGTGATACATAAGTACTACTCACAGTCGAACTTTCTCGATGACCGTTTACCGTAATACTGACATTTGTTATTGTCGCATTTTCAGGGATATCACTAAAGTCGAACGAATACTCTGTATATCCATTTTCATTTCTGGAAGCGTACATATTACTAGACGAACTATATGGATCTTCCGCGCTATGTCCAATGCAATATGCAGCATATTGTTCACCGCTCTGTATGCCAGAAGTTGTGTAAGACTCAGGATATTTTTCTAGTTCTCCACCAGTCGGCAATAGATGTTGCTCTAATTGTTCCGTAATATCCGTGTCGTTATCAGTAACTAACAAGCCTGTTAAATCTTTTGCATCGATTCTTACAATGGCTGTTTCTCCCGCCATTAGTTCCTGAGTTGAAGGAGATGCGGTAGCGCTACTCACTGTCGATGTTGCTGTTACTGTGTAAGCAATTCCGCTAATGGAATAGTTAATCGTTAGATCAGCACCATAAAAATATAAGTATGCAGCTCTATTAGTGTTGCTCGTACCTCTCGTTCCGGTAAGTCTTACCTGAATATTGTCAAGCTCTGATCTCGTCCAACTTCCTGTGTTGCTGATTGATCGAGCAGTGGCAGAAGTGGAAGCAGCAGAAGTTGATTTGCCTTTCGCGGTCGATCCAGAATATAACTGGATCGTAGATGATGTCAGATATGAGGTCGAACTTACTCTTGATTTGACTGTGCAAGAAACAGAATCAATCGTTGCTTCTTCTGGCACGCCAGAAACGTTAAATGTGTACGAAATATAAGATGCCGCTCCAGAGCCCGTTCTGCAAGTAATATAAGCATAATCGGTAGAGCTTGAGCTATCATAACCATTACTAATTGGATAACTACTACTTACGCTCGAATAACTTGAATTAGAGCTATCGTAGTCAGATGGGTAGATTGTTACACTATCTTGCACATCAATTTGTCTTGACATATGTACTCCTTTTAACTCTGTAAGTAGATATCTCCGTCTTTACCAAGAGAAGTGCTTGGTTCAGACGTTCCTGTGTAATATGTAATGAACTCTAAGGTTCCCTGAGTTCTTACACCATCTCTTCCGTAAAAATAACTACCACTGCTAACGTCGGACGCTAGAGCAGTGGTATCAGTTAAATCGATAATAACATTATTCCCAAATATAACTTTATTCTCTGCCAACCATAATCACCTACCCTATTGTAACCGTGGTGCCATATGCGTTAGCTGTTTCAGTATATGGAATTGCAGCTATTGTAACCTGAGAAAGGTAATCATATCCGTCGTCAGGTAAAACCGTCTGCTGAAATGTCATTGGAGTAGCACTCTTAGCCTGAGCTGTGATTGCTTCACCAGTATACGTTCCCTCTACACCAAGTATCTCAACGCCACTCTTAATATTTGCAGCAATTATTTTTGCCTGTTCCGTTGAAGAGATTTGTACAGTACCAGACCCATCATGATAGCCGTTTGGTACGGTGTATACTCCATCTTTCGTTGAAATTGTCCCTGATACAGCTCCGTTATTGGTCATATCACCAGTAACTTTAGAACCATTTGCATATGCAGTTCTGCCGGAGAGAATCTCTGCTGCGACAGCATTTGCGTCGGAAGTATCTGCATCGTATGTGTTCGTTCCTTCGGTCTTAACACCGTCTTTGCCGTAAAAATACTTGCCAGATGCTACGTCAGCGGCAACAGCTGTAGCATCTGTTAAGTCAATCAATACATTGCCGCCGTAAATAATTTTATTCTTTGCCATTTTAAATCTCCGATCCTATATAAATTGTTTCACCAAAATCATTGTGAGTTTCGAAGTATGCTATCTTTTTTACAGTGACGTCGCGCTTCATTACTTTATTATTTGTATTAAGAACTACATCATTCTTGGTATGCGGATCGACTACATAAGGGCCATCATACTCGTCTGCATCATGAATAACATTAATTAAAATTGATTCGTCTATAATGACGTCAACGGTCGTATCGTCCGTCATTGCAACATCAACAATATTGTCATTCTCAGTTCCGTCAGGTACTACATTTTGTATAACGGACTCAGCGATAGCTACGTCTTCGACAAAGTTATCGCTTGCTATAGAAATATTAGCAACTTCGTTTTCTACGCTAATGTCTTTAGTTAAATCGCATAACGACCCGCATTTGATAGGGCAGCTTTTCATATCTAGATATTTTTTGTAATGATTATACATTTCATAACTCCAAGATTTCGTCCTTTAAATTATTATAAGTTTTAATATTTAATATATTCGAGCATGCCCTATCAAGCTCGTCGTTTTCGTTCCGAAAAAGCCAGTTAAGCTGTACTAAGGCAATTCCTTCTGGAAAACTTAAGGACTCTTCTTGTGTTAATCTTACTTTTACAACGCCATCTTCGAAAACAAGGTCGTCATTAGTTTTAGTTATTATTTCTCTGCCACTTTTTTTAGAAAATGTTATGTATACTTTTTCCATTTGTGACAAATCGAGATCTTCTGGCGTTTTAAATGTATACGTGGGAGTAGTTCCTCTATACATTCGTCCCCCTCCTTTGACGTGTTTTGTTATTTAGTAATATAAAAAATATTTATTTCTATTCATTCCTGATTAATTCTATTTCCGCGTCAGTTAAGCTTACAAACCGGGATGAAAACGCACTCCAATATTTTGCCGATATATATGCATCATATAAACTTTGCGGAACAAATATACTGCCGTAAGTTCCACTCTTTGGTGATACGTAAGGAGTTGAAGAGAATACGTTACTGCCACCTAGGCTAGCTACAATGCTTCCTAATAAATATAAGCTTTTAAGTACGTAACAGTGAGAAAACGCGTAATTCCCTATATAACTTACAGCTGGAAAACTTGCAGTCGTTAATTCTATACAATAAGTAAATGCGTAAGACGATATTGACGTAGTCGCCGGAAGATTAATCGACGCTAATGAAGAACAAGATGCAAACGCGTATTGACCAACAAGACTTGCTTCTGGTAAATTAACAGACGTCAGGTGAAAGCAACGATTAAACATATAATACGTAACTTTTTCAACAATCGGGAGATTTGCAAATGTTAAAGTATTACAATTGTAGAACGCATATTGACCTGCATAACTCGCAATTGGAAAATTGATGCTCGTTAATTTTTGACAAAAGCCAAATGCGTTGTCTCCTATGTAGGTTGCGCTTGGCATATTAATGCTTTCGATAGCACATGAATTAAATGCGGAATTACCAATATAAGCTACGTTTATGGCATTAATGTTGGATAGCGATGTGCAGTAAGAAAAAGCCGCGTTACCTATGCTTGTCGCTTTAGGTATGTTGACGTTTTCCAGACTCCTATCATTTTCAAAAGCGCATGAATAAATAGTTGTGGCGTTAGGAAGATTTACGTCAGTCAAATTTGCGCAATTAGAAAAGGCGCCGTATCCGACATAGTTGATATTCGAAAAATCTACCGATATAAATCCGCAATTGCTAAAAACCCACGATTCTATGCTACTTATTTTTGGAATATAAATACTTTTTAAATTATAACAATACCCAAACGCCGAATCTCCAATATATGTTGCATTAGGAAATGCTGCGCTTTCAAGATTAGAGTACTGAAAACAAAAATTGTCAATAGTTATATCATTTGATATATTTAAATTGGAAAGTGCTGTGTCCATAAAAGCGCCATGACCCAAATGGCTGACCTTGGGGATGTTAATGCTTGCTAGAGAAGTGCATCCCGAAAATGCGCAAACGCCAATGTTAGTAACGTTTGGGAGATATACGCTTTGAAGCACCTCATCAAAAATAAACGCATCGTCTCCGATTGATTGCAAGATACTATTACTTAAATATGACGATCTCTGCCCTTGAAAATAATCCATTAATTGAATGTATTCAGACGGTATGGAAATATTTACATCCGCTTTTGCATATCCAGCAACGGGATGCAACCCGTTTTCTGTAATATTGATCGTGCCGGATGGAGCATGCTGCCCGACTGTAATTGGTGTAGTAATAGTTGCGCTTACCACATTGTCAATATCTACGCTTACGCTGATCGGATTATTAATATTCATATCGAGCAGCACTCCTTTCATGTTGTTAAAATTATTATTTTATTAATGTTTCAATATGTGATAACCATTCATTAACTGTCATGGCTTCCATTTGCATTCCTTCCATGACACTTCTTCCTCTAATACCTTGAGAAATCTGCATCTTGTCCATATCTGGAATTGCACCCCAATACTTTTTATATTTCTTATAGTATTTAGCGAATCTCTTTTCAGTTGAATTTCTATACTTCTTATTAGTCTGATTAATCCAATCAGGTTTGTTCATTGTGTAATACGCGTCAAAAATCATAAAAGCGATGTAGAACAATGCCTTGTCATTGACATTACGCTTAAAGAATTCTTGAATTAAAGCATCGTTACTATCAATCATGTTTTTATATGTCTTAAGGATATACTTCGGATCATGTCTGCAAACGCTCTCGTCTCGCCATTTCCATAAATATAATGGGGTCTGACAATACTTTACATTCGTTGATAGGTTTGCACATAAAATATTGAAGAAACTGTCTTCATGAATCGTAAGTTTCGGATTCCATCTAATATTATTATCAATAAGATATTGCCTGCGATGAACCTTACCGTGGACAAAAGTGGAGTCCATCTCATGATTAATATAGAACGGCTCTTTCGTCTGAGGATTCCTCGTTTCTTCAATGAATAGGGTTGTCATACTATCAAATGGATTGCTATCAATCTCTCTAAAAATAATCCAGAAGGCACATACACTATAGAACATGTCGTCAGCATCACAGAACATAACGTAGTCTGCGGTTGCATGATCGAGACAAGCGTTTCTTGTAGCGCTGACGCCTTTATGCTCGTTTAAAATATAATCAATCTTGTACGAGTAATTGTTTAATAATTTTTCGGATAAACGAATATCGGAACCGTCGTTTACGATAACAACTCCGATTTCATTCATGTTAACATTCTGTTGGATTTCAATACTATCTAGTAGTGGCTTCACCACGTCGTCAGCCTCTTTGTACTGAGGTATTAAAATTTGTAATTTCATTTGTCTCCTTTTATTCATTTTATTATATTTGGTTGCCCAGACGATTATTCACCTTGTATCTGGGATGCGTAAGTGCTCCAGTTTTCTGCTGCTTTGTATGCTTCTACACTTGCGCTTGGAACGTAGATGATGCAATCGCTTGGAATACTTGCAAATGCAGTTGTTCCGAGCGTAGGTGGTGTTTCCGATTGAAAATGGTATTCGGCAACACCTATGCAAGTACTAAATGCGTTATTTCCAATACTCGTTACACCGTCAGGTATTGTGATTGATGTGAGAGAGTAGCAAGCAGTAAACAGATAAGCTCCAATACTCGTTACACCGTCAGGTATTGTAATTGATGTGAGACAATAGCAAGAAGCAAATGCGCTATTTCCGATACTCGTTACACCGTCAGGTATTGTAATTGATGTGAGACAATAGCAAGAAGCAAACATGCTACTCCCAATACTCGTTACACCGTCAGGTATTGTAATTGACGCAAGAGGGTAGCAATTATTAAATGCGCCACTCCCAATACTCGTTACAAGGTCAGGTATTGCAATTGACGCAAGAGAGTAGCAATTACTAAATGTGCTACTCCCAATACTCGTTACACCGTCAGGTATTGTAATTGACGCAAGAGAGTAGCAAGAAGTAAACGCACTATTCCCAATACTCGTTATACCGTCAGGTATTGTGATTGATGTGAGAGAGTAGCAATACATAAAAGCATAAGTTCCAATATTTATATTACTTCCAACATATGCTTTTTTAACCGCATTAGTATATACTCTGTTTTCATTTGCTACGCCACTGTTTTTATTTAAAAGTGGATAGGTCGATGTACTATAAAAAGCAGCCGTGCCATTTGTAACTTCAATCGTAATAACATATTGGCCAGCCGACTGATAAACATGTTGCTGACTTAGCCGTACCGTAAGACTTGACCCGGTCATAACATCAGTTGAACCGTCGCCCCAATCAATTGAAACATTCCCGTCAACTGCCAAGGATAGGTACGGAGAAAGTCGTCCTTCCGTAAGCTCAATCTCAATTCTGGTCTTCCCATCAGACGTTACATACATTTGTCCGACTGTTAACTTTTCATTTGGATGATTCGTAAAATATGTTTTAATATCCGCCAACGACCAGTTCCATCCCTGAGATGTTAACCCGTTATGCGTTGGATTTGCGGGAAGTGCTGTTAGACTCGCAACTTCTGATGCGGAATAAGAATCGACAATTGTTCCGTCGTAATCGATAAATATAACACCGGAATCTACTGTACCGCCCCCTCCACCGGAGACGTTAACCATTACGGCGGAGTAACCATCCGCATTATCGGAAGATGCATTGTAGGTTCCGTTCACCGTGATTGTTTTTGTTGTCAGGGTAGCGGAAGATGGTACTGCAACATCTACACTTGCATAACTGCTAACGTCAATTCCGGTTCCATTAGCTGTAATAGATTTTGTTCCCGACGGAACAATATAATCATCTGGAATAGGATCGACAGTTACGTAGTCATAGCCATCGTTTCCGTATTCTCGTATATATAATTTAAAAATTTCATACTCTGAAGCATCGACTGTTATTGTATGATGCGTACTATCAGTCCAGAAATTGATCGTCACAATACGACCTGTTTGGAGAAATCTAAACGTTTTTGTTTTATCTTGCGCAGAGGCTGTCGATCTAGGAACTTTGAATCGTCGGTTTTTATTTGCGATGGTGTCATCTATTTCTCCACCAGATGCGGACGAGCCATAGATATAACAGTCCATATTAGCCGGCATTAAAGTAGCATCTATCTGAACAGTATACGGCGTAGAAATAACGGTTGTCTCAGTAATAATGTTACTAATAACGCTGCCGTCTGGAATAAAAGTCTGGCTTTGCTTTGTTGGAGTAACAATTAGGTCAGTGGTTTTGATCGCTCCAACAGATACACGACGATATCCATCCGCTACATACTCGGAAATAAAAAGTTCGTATATTGCTGATTCACCAGGCGAAACGGTAACCGTGTGATGCGAAGAATCCGTCCAAAAAGCGATTGTGACTGTTTGCTGATCCTGATCGAATGTGAATGTTTTTATTAATTCGCCGTATGTTTCCGGAACTGTGAATCTTGCTTCAAGACCTCGCCCAAGCTCGCCACCAGATGGAGGGTCTCCAGATCCGTAAATTTCGCAATCCATTCCGATTGGCATAAGCGACGCATCGATAGTAACACTATATGGTTCTGATATGGTGGTATCTTCCGAAATAATATATTGAATTGGATTTATGACGGGAGACCCATATATCTGAGAAGATGTTGCAGGATAAACATCAATGTTCGTCAATTTTATCGGTTCAACTTCAACACCTTCCAAGCCAACATAATATTCATTAAACTTATAAATATCTATAAAAAAACGTTCATTATCAGTTTCATTAGATGATTCTATAGTTATTTTGTTATTTTTTGCTAAAATAAACGTATATATATAACTATTATCTGCTATTTTTACACCCGCTCCGGTTAAAGAATTCCATCGAAATACTTCACGGATTGTTGTTCGACGCCCAATAATATAAACACTTAGCACATAACTAGAACCGTTTTCCAATGAACTCAAATCCATGTCTGTTGTGTAAGGTAAATCCTCCCAGCTACCCATAACTAAATCCGCTTTTGGCTCCGGTTCGGAAGGATATATGTATTGCGCATTTTGGGTTGGATACACGTTTTCTTTATGTTCTAGATTTATCGGCGGTATTGAAACTACGGAAAGTCCGTAATAGCCTTCATCGGGCTCTACATACTTGGCGTTGTATCTATTTGCCATAGCCGCTTTAGGTTGCAATGGCGGCGGATCAAGTTCCACATTCACATCAGCTTTTGCATACCCTCCAACATTATGTGTTCCGTTTTCGGTAATAGATACGGTGCCTATGGGTAAATGTTCGCCTATTTCGATTGGAGTATCCATCCCAATTGTTACAGGTTCATCAATGTCAATTATTTGAACTCCATTAACATCCATACTTATTCACCGCCTTGCGATCCAGATATAATTTCTGGATGTAAGTTGTCTCTAACAATAAATGCCATCACATCTGTGCAGGCTCTTTTTGTAATCCCCTCGTCGAGGTATGTCCAGTTGATTTGTACTTTTACTGTACCTACAGGAAAGCGTTGAGTGTCTTCCTGTGTTAAAAGAACCTCTACCGCATTCGAAGTAATCGTAAGGGATTCTCCAGTTTTCTCAATTATCTTTGACGATTTCAAATCTGAAAAAGTTACAAATACATTTTCCGCCTGCGTCATGTCGACACCAGCAGGAAATGTAAATGTTACTGTAGGGGTTGTAATCTTATACATAATCCACCTCACGCTCCTTTATATAGTAAATGACCACCCATACTCAAAAGAGTAGGGTGGTCTAATTGTGTAAATAAAATGTGCCTTTTATCTTGAGGTATCAAGGTAGTAACAATTATCAGTATCATTATATAGAAAAGTACCGTTTGTGAAATCAATAGTGGTTACAATTCCTCCCTCGATAACGAACTCGAAAAGTAATCCGAAACGGATTGTTCCTGATTCCGAGGACTCCTGTTGCGTGATAAATAATGCAGGAAGAAACATGACCCCATCATAATCTGGTGGAGATACATAATTCATTATATTATCACTTGTTATATTTTGATTTAGAGCATTGCATAAGATTTCATCATCTCCGACCACTTTAGTTTTAAACATGGCTACTGCTCGATAATTAGGACTTGGAGTCCATGCGCGCTCAATCCCATCCTCAATATTATTAAGTTTGTCTGCTGAAATAACATCCCCTGTCTCCCAATTTGTTCTTTCGTATTCCATAATATCTCCTTAAATAAAATGTCGGCCCTGGGACATATCGTTGAGAGGTGCGGGCCGTCCTGTTCAGTAAATAAAATTATCCTTTTATGCAATCACTCAAACATAAATGTATGAAACTGCCAATGTTAATGGAGCTTGGGCCGATACCCAATTCATTTATTATGTACGGCACGAAACACGTTTATTATTTGCTCCTTTTAATTTTGATTATACTGATTCCATGATGTCCAACCGTTCGAACCATTATATGCACGAATCCAAAATTTAGATGCATTACCAATTGGGTATGCTATTTGATGAATATAATTGCTATTATTATCATGTTTAAAAACAATATATGTTGTCCATCCAGTTTGTGGCGCATTGCTCAAATTATATCCCGTATATATACCATTGTCGGTCATGTTATTCGCATTTGTAATTCCTTTATTAGCGCACTTTATATATCGCAAAGCATCTTTATTCAATGCATTCAAATCAATCGGTGAATAAGTAGAACCCGTGCTACTTGGCGTGAACGCTTTCCATAAGCCTTTTGCATATACATCAATATATACAGTTTTTGTTTCACTTTGCATATCATAAAGATAAAAACTATAATTATCTTTACTGCAATAATAAATGGATGCATTAATTAATCCGCTATCAGCCCGACATGATATATTTAGATAAGGATTAGAAATAAAAATTCTATTACCATTACTATCAACGGGAAAAGAGAACCCTGATTTTGCCACATACCACGCATTCCCATATTTTGATGTCATTGCACAACTACCTAATGAATATTCGATTGCCCAACATTCAGAAACACCACTTGCCCATTTGCGATAATACCAAGGTCCATCTTGCCCTTCTTCCACAATATAATCCGCAGAGCCACCGCTATTGATTAAGTCATATATTTTTTGAGCCACATGATCTAAACCTAAAACGTCTAATGCTTTCATTTATTTCCACCTTCCGATTGCATAGATATGAATTATAACAGGCATTGAAGATAAAGCACCGACTCTTATGGCAGCAAATCCTGGTGTTGTGTCTTTCGTGCCTTGTGCTCCACCACCACCCCAATACATTACCCATAAACTATTGTTTGTTCCATCCATGGTTATATTGCATACTGGAGGTTCAATAAATGAATTAGATGGATATGCAAATCTATTCATTCCACTATAATACAATCCACTGCTTCCCCACTGTGTAGAAACATTAGTTGTTCCGTTAAATATTAACCAACATTCAGAAACACCACTTGCCCATTTTCTATAATTCCATGTATATGTTATAGATGTTGTAACTGTTTCACTTCCATGCTCTACAACATAATCTTGTGCATTTGTTCCAGTACCACTAGCGCTGCCGAAAATGTCATCTATTTGTTCTTCCGTTATTCTCTCAACATTAACACTAGCTTGTATTTTTTTAATAATATTTTTAAATATTGTATAAATTCTCATAAGCCCTTTCACCCATTATCATGTATTTAGTGTTCCGTTTCTATTGAACCAATCGATTAAATCTGCATCCCTTATATGTAATTTACTAGTATTCTTCATAGACGTTTGAGAAGAAAGTCCTGTAATACTTACAGTTCTATATTCATCTTGCGCCCATGCACCATTTACATATACGAAATCTTGTCCATCGTCACCAGATATCTCTATTTTGCCATTAACCGCATCTATAAATATCTCATTTTTAAATGCTAAGCTTCCGAAGCTGCCATTGAGGTAATAGTTTTCAGTTGGCTCTGTAGTTTTCGGAGAATCCGGTATTGTTTCGTTCATCGTCCATTGTGTGTCGTGTAAAGATATAACAGCTTGTGTATCAGGAATCTGCGTTGCATTGCTTTCGAACCATGCTATTATTGTCGGGTTGGTAGCATCTGCGCCGCCATAAATGGTGACGTCTCTCAGATGATCATTCCCTCCCCAACCACTTGTGTCTCCATCTTTTGCTTGATACCAAGGGACATCTTCGTCATCTAAATAAATTTCATAATAAGCGTTATAGTATATAAACTCTACGCTGCTAGAAAATTCGAAATTACCAGTTTTGCCATAAAGATTAAAAGTGCCAGGAGTAATAGCTTCGTTATCTAATACCTCGTTCATTACCCATCTTGTATTTACAAGTGTTTGAATAGACGGAGTAACAGGAGCTGGAATTAAACTCCAATCATCACGATTCCATGCTCCAGCAGTTGTTATATCGTGAAGAGCCTCATAAATGTTACCATTGTTTGATACAAAATCTCCGGCCTCATAAGTTGAATACTGACTAAACGGTTCGGCCAATAATGATGCGAGTTCATAATAATCATCATCGGTAATTGTATGATCGATTCCTGCAACCATAAGGCTCTTTGACAACGTCAAATCAATGGCTGCTACTGGTACATGAAACTCAAAATCATTTTCTCCCCAATCAAAAACAGGGACGCCTTTTGTAATAATAATATCCGATATTACAGTATTGATTCGATCCGATACTATTATTCTAAGGTTATAAGCCTTAGTATAGTCAAACGTATCTGAAGGGATTAACGATGGCACGCTGGTATACGAAGTCGATGTTGTCGATATATTGCTGTTACTAATAGTAGACAGCGAACTATATTCTTCTTCGTCTAGACTCTTAAACCGATACCCAACTGTTAGCGAGTTATAATTTGTAGTATTTCCGAAATAACCGTTATAATATCTTCCGCTAAATGAAAGGTATATCTGATTCGATGATACAGGAGACACCCTTTCTGCTGATGATACACATGTTGGTACAGTGTACTCAATCATTGTAGGATTGATTGTTTGAGTAACATCATATCCTCTTGAATCTCTTATAAAGAACACAAATGAAGAAATAGCTACTTTATCATATGTATACGAAGTTGTAATAAGATTGTTAATCATATTAACTTTGATCGTAGCATTATTTCTTGCAGAAGCTGTAAGCGTACACAATGCAGTCGATGCATTACGAATCAGTTTTGTATTATCTCCTGTCAACGCAATTGTTACTGAGTTTGAATCAATAACGCTGCATTCTAATATCGGCCCGGAGTTTTCCTGTGTTGTACCAAGTGTTAACGTTGCGTCACTGACAGGGCCGATTTGTGTGCCGTAAACACCGTCTTCATAAGAATCATATGTTGTCATAGAAAGCGTGATTGCTTTCGTCTTGCTATCTGAAGGTATTAAATTCAGTAATGTTGTTCTTAATTCTGATGATACATTAATGGTTTCATTAGCCGTGCCTGTTGTATACGAGATGTTATCTAAATACATGATAACATCGTCGCCATTTTTCATTTCAAGACGATGTCTATATGTTGCCACATAATTAGTCCTGCTAAACGTTATCGTGGTGGCGTTAACATTGTCTGGATAAAACGTTGTGACAGAGTTTATCTTTGTGTTTCCAAGAGTTGTAAACGAAACATTGTTAGCAGCCCCATACAAATTATTGGATGCTTTTCTTGCACGCAAACTTACAGTATACATTGTATTAACTGTTAATCCAGTCAATGTAACGTCTGCAGTTGTTCCTTGTGTTGTAGAAAATGATATCCAGTTTGCACCGCCGTCAAGAGAATACTCCCATATATTACACGGGACGTCTGACGAAGCTGTTATTTTTGCTCCATCAACGGCGATATTTGATATATCGAAAGAAACAACTGGGGCAATAAGGTCGACAGTCACCACTGAAGAAGCTCCGTAGACCTGATTTGATTTCTTTCTTGCCTCAATTTTTACAGTATGTGTACTACTTGATAATCCAGTAATTGTTTTTGAAGTACTTGTTGTCGCTGCCGTTGAGTAATTAGTCCATGCGCCGCCATCAATAGAGTAGTCCCATCTATCACACGTAACACTTCCGGAAGAGCCAGTTAGCGTCAACGATGTGGTTGAACTAGCAACAGCGCTGTTTAATTTAACTGAAGGCGCAGATCTATCTAATTTTGACAACACGACGTTGCTCGAGTTAGCCGAGCACCAACTTGGAGTAAAGTCTGAAGAAGACATGCTTCCAGAGATGCCAATCGTCTTAGAACCATCCGCGTTATGTGCTACAGAAACGGATCTTTCAGTTAAGTATAACCATCCACCGGCGTCGATATACGTTGGGTATGAAATATTTCCCGAATATGAGCCTTTTGATCCATTGATCGTAATAGTCATAGACCAGTTTCCGCCAAGATACGACTTCGACCTTGATCTTCCAATGTATGCTTTAGCTGTGACAGTTGACGTATTATTTGTGTCACTGCCTCCGCTTTCAGACCATACTATTTTATATGTCCATTCCGAACTCGCGGTTGATCCTGTGATTGTTCCACTTGCCATTTTATTTCACCGTCCTTAAACAAAAGACGGCCACAACCGTCTAAAAAGTAATTGATGTTATTGTATTTAAATATAGAAACATGCTGTTCTATTTGAATCTGTATCATTTGAATAGTTCTCAAATCTTGAATGTAGACCAGCCTGAAGATACTCATGCGCAACAAGGTTTTTTGTTTGAACGCCATCATTCTTAGCCGTCAAAATTGATGTCCGTTCTCCTTTGTTGTAAGTAACTGTTGCCCATGCACCGTCCGCAAATTTCGGAGAAAGTATTGTTACGGTATGAAGATTCTCGTCATATTCCAAATTGGTAACAGGCGTGTCATTAATTACAACATTAATATCAAATGTTTCATCGGACAAATCAATAGCTGGATATGTAAGCGTGAGTTTGTTATCTAGCACCTGTATTCTCTCCGTATATTCTTCCGGAGCAGAGTTGTTTACAAGCGATACTTCCATACCCTCGTTGTTGAGGACGTTAACGATTTCAGAATCAAATCTTTCAATCATCAACCCGTTATCGTTAAATGTATATCCAGTATTTGTCGTAATAGCATGTATCTCTGGAACGTGCGCCTCAATACGTTCTTGCATTACAGAGAATATATCAACATAATCTCCGTTATCATTTTGTCCTAAGATATGAAGCTCGTTACCAAGGATAATGTCACCCATCAATACTTCTGCATTAACGCCATATTTATAAGTGCCATCGGCCATTAATATCTTTCCGATTGCGAGCTTACACGTTTCCCATCCGTCGTCCGTCAAAGCAATCATATTATTCACAATCTTAATTTGCTCTGGATAGAACTCGGACTCTCCAGATCTTTGCTTTCCGGTAATTCCGGTACTATCAATAATAAAATCCTGATATTGTGATGTAATTGCCTGACCTGCGGAGAGTAATCTCATTTGAGATAGAGCATTTTTAATCTCATTAAACTCTCCAGATGTAATAGGGTATATTGTATCCTTAATAAAGTTAATACTATTAGATGTTCTGCTAATATTACCAAGCACATTGTCGAATAGCGTTTTTGGATCAAATTTGTTGTATCTATTTCCGAACGTCATCGATAATGACTCGTCTTCATAATTTACAGTAAAGTTAGATAAAAACAGAGATGCGATATCTCCTGGTTTTAGTTCAACATTAATTAAACAACCGGTTTCAAGTTGCTCAGTCCAATCTTGAAACATTTGTTGAAAAATAAAATTCTCAACATCTACGCTAAATTGTTCTGTCGGAGTTGAAATCTTTTGAAGTTGAATCTTTGCACGATCATATAATATTTTCATTTGATCAAGCTGCTGTGGATAAGTCATTGATTCAGTAATTGTAATGAACTCGTCCTTATATTCGCCCTCAAATGTATATAACGAAATTGCCTCTAATTCTTCGTTCGAGAAATACGTATTCATATCTACAGCAGAATGTATTGCCTCTATGTTTTCTCTTGCTGCAGATAATTCTTCATTAATTGTATCTAATGCACTTAGCTGCGTCTCTTGCTGAAATACCAAAGAGGCGATCTCATCATTAAGTTCTTTGATAAGATTTGTTACAATAATTGTATCTTCTGCACTAGAGTTGTTTGTGTGATAAAATACTCCAATCTTTGTACCGTCAGGGAACTGGCCAGTATAAAAGGTTAGTACTTTCGTTGCAGAATCATAAGTAAAATGATCAGGCGATACTGTAGAAGATTGCGTTAATTGCTTCGTATATACACCTTCATTATTTTTAATATATAGCGAAGATATTTCGCTTCCCACAGCGCCCACAGCAACATTTGACGTTGTTGCTTTATTCCCATTAATTGTTAATTCTTCAGAAAAAGTTTGGCTCAAAGGAATGTTCGTACCGCTGTCGTTATACTCAGATACAATATTTGCTACTTGTACAGCTTTATCTCCGCTAACAGTAAAACAAAGAGCGTTCGAGTCCGTAAGTCCAGATGTCGCTACGACGTTATCTTTACATTTTTGATACATGTTCATCTGAGTAGATATTCTTCCTAACTCTAATTGAACATTCGATCTCTCGCCAAGCTTTTCATAATAAATTGAATTGTATGAATAATAATCATCTTCATACGACTCTACTAAATCTTGCCAAGCCTTTATTTTGTCGGCAAGTTCTTTTGCCATTGAATTAAAATAATTGTCATATCTATATAAGACGTTAGTTCCTATCGGGTTGACTCCAGCTATATTGATATCGCTATCTCCCAACACACTAATTGCCGTATATATATCATCGCTTGTTCTCGATACTGTAATTGAATTAACAATATCTTCGTTAGAAATATGAATATCTGTCATTCGAACATAATTGTCCTGTGAGTAGATATAAATATATCTGTTTAAGATATCAAATACGAAAATGCACTCATATGCGTCCTGCATTTCCGTTAACATAAAGGATAAGATGTTTGTATCTTCTGAGATGTCCTCAAATGTTCTGTACTTATTTGATAATGATTCATCTACATAAGACAGACTCCATCTAGGAATAGACCTCACGAGCATTTCTATTAATGTATCGAATCTATACGTTGTATTGTATGCATAATCTAGATTAGATTCCTGGCTATAAAACGCCGCCGGCATTGTTTTATTTTTCAATTCCGTCTCGCACGACTCGGCACTAATATCCTTATATGTTAACTCATCTGTTATATGCTCCGTGACGTCAGTAATAGTAAAGAAACCAACGTCATCTACAAATACATTTTGTTTTTCAGAAATAATCTCATATATGTTATCTGGATCTTCACTTTCATCCACTTTGTAACATGCAAAGTTAAGACTTGAAACTTCATTGAAGTTTGCAACTATTTCTTCGTCAGATGTCATAGGGATTCCGCCAATGACCTCTGTTATTCTTCCATCGATATATTTAGACGCAGGCGTACATAAAGTAAGCTTCGGGTGTTCGAAGCGATTAAATGCGTCATATTTTACTAGCATGAGTACACCCCCATCTATAAGAATTTACGATTAATAAATCTAAACGAGATAGATTGCAAATCACCGGTAAAAAAGAAGTTGTTTTCCCCATCTAATAATCGTATAAAGTTTCTGTCTGAAAAGAACTGATACATATTATTAGAAATGTGATTTATATCTCCCCTCATTACAAATGTTGTCTCCGCGGGAAGATTTGCAAAACTGGTAAATCTCTCTGCGCTATCTGTATTGTTATATATCGTTACGTTTCCTCCAGTGCTTCCTGTCATGAATGTAACTTCTGGATATATATAATCATTTAAATCAGAATCAACATTAATTATAAAGCTTCCGCTTTGACTGTCGATTGTGATATCTTTTTTAATCTCTTCACTCCATGCCATAACACTATCAGCCGTGACAGTCATCTTATATCCAACAACGCCTCCATCGGTATCAATGCGTTCTCCTTCTGTGAAAATACAATTAATGTGAAGAAGTGACTCATTACTGATAGTTCCTAAATATGGGTAGAGTGGTAAAAAAGTTCTTTTATTAAACAGCGATCGTTCAATCATTGGCATGTCTATAGGATTGATAACGGAGCCATCTAATGTTGTGATCTCCATCTCGAACGAAATAGGAGCTTCATCATATGCGACCTTTGTGGTTAAAAATCTATGATTACGTTTGTTTCGAACGACGTTCACGTTTTGCACAGACTGCAATACTTTCATTCGATCTGTCTCGACGTTCGTAATTCCAATATTGTAAACAATAGAATCAAAATCTCCGTATTTAAAATAACATCCATATAAATCAATCATAGAACGACCTCCTTTCGAATAGTCAATTATTATAATAGGGGAGAGCAGAGCCCTCCCCATAAATTGTTAAACACTCCACTTAGGCAGGAGATCTCCTTTTATGAAATCAGTATTTTATTTATTGAGACGATTAAGTTCTCTGAGCATATAATCCATCTCTGAACGTTTTTCTCTACGAATCTCGCTAATAGTTTTCTCAGTTGCATTACCCTGAATGATAATGTCTCCCAGAGAAATATTTTGAGATACCGTATTATTTTTGATCTCAGAACCGATGCCACTACCAACAGCCCCAAGAACACTAGCAAGAACTGCTTCCGGATTATTTGCGAAGTCATACAAGAAGTCTGTTGCCTTGCTATTAAATACTTTTTCTCCTCCAGAGAAGAGCCTGTAACTACTTCCATCTGAAGTTTTAAACAGAGCTTCATCTCCGCGCTCATTAATTTCGTGAATACCCGCAAGAGCATTGCGAGTACCGGATGCATAACCAACAAGCTGCGACTTGTTAACCCAGCCTACCCATGTTGATGCGCCATCATTGATATTTTTAGTGGTACCAATATGGTATGGTGCTGCTCGTCCCGGATAGTATGCCTGTACGTACAGAGTTCTGCCTATAGTCCATGACGCCGCGTTTAAGCTAGGAGTAGCATAAGAGTTTGTTGCCAACTTTGCGCCAGACTTCAACTGTACCGCAGAACCTTGTACCGGGTCTGCCTTTGCTGCCGGTTTAGGTGCCGGTTTAGGTGCCGGTTTAGGTGCCGGTGCCGGTGCTGGCTGTTTTGTCTCCAATACTGGTTTAACAGGGTTTAATCCAGCATCAATTTTTGATGTGTCGACAACGGCCGGGGTAGTATCGGTTCCGTAGGTTAGCTGAATATCTTTATAATACTCGCCAAACTGTTCACGATACTTCTTCAGAGATGTGTACGCCTCATCCCACATCTCCGAGATATCCTCTGGATTGCCTGTACCTTCCCAGTTGTTGTATTCGACCATTGCCTCATAGAGATCCTGGCCTCCATGCTGTACGTCCTTTAACGCTCGCTGATAAATTTCAGCTTCAGACTGCGAAGTCTTCTCAATAGCATCAATTTGATTCTGAAGTTCGTCTTCTTGAAGTTGCTGAATTGCGTCTAGTTTTTCTTTTGCAACTTCAAGAGCGTGGTCTTTTTCAAAATCGGCCAATTCTTTTTGAGCATCAAGCAATTGCTGTGATAATTCAAGTCGTCTCTTTTGAGCCCACGCAGAATTATCATATTCAATCTGTGCCAACTGAATCTCTAAATCAGTAACTGCTTTACGCTTCTTAGCTTGCTCATCAAGATACTTATCTTCATCATAAGAATCTTGAAGCATATCTTTCTGCTTGGAGTAGAAGTCTTGGAGATTTTTGAGTCTCGTATTGAGATTATCTTTTTCCGTATCAAGATCCTTCTTAAGCATCTTCATGCGATAATCAACAAGTTCTTTTGCTGCAGACTTAGCGTTCTTGGTTATATCTTCTTCGCGCTTTTTGCGGTCGTTGTAATAACCCCACCAAGTTTTCTGCAAGTCTTGTACGGTCGAGTCGTTATTATCTTTGCCTTCCTTTTTAAGTTTAGCAATTTGCTCCTCGACAAAAGCCATACCGGTTTCATCCCATTTGATGATCTCCTGATCCGACTTGCCAGCATTCTCCAACATATCGATCTTCTTGTCGATATCGTTGAAGTAGTCGTTGACTAACTCTTTTGCCTTTTTATAAACTTCTTCTTGATACTTCCAGTATTCCTCTAAAGTTATCTCATTATTTGCATACGCAACTTGATGTCTCCACTCAAGCCAAGAGTAGTATTCCTGATCTGTCTCTTTACCCATCGCGACATTGTGCTGATGAGTTTTGTATTCCTCATTGAAGCGATCGGCTGCGATCTTCTTCATTAACTCATAAGCTTCTTCTTCATACTTATGAGCGTCTTTGAGCTCGATAACTCCTTGAGCATATGCCTGCTTCCATGCGCCTGTAAGCCATGTCAAGTAAGCAGCGTCTGTTTCTTGATCCAGCTTGCGATAATGGTTGTGGAGTTCGTACTGTTGTTCGAACCAGTTATCGCCAGAGCCAGATGATGATGCTGAACTTCCTGAAGAGCCACTTCCTGCTCGCGTTCCGTAATAGCTACTATACGCCGTAGAGCTAGAGAAGGATCCTGCACTTCCAGATATCTTATTCCAGTATCTTGATGCGGTACCTGACGCAAACGCCGGGATCGAGTTGATATTGCTTAGGTTGTTACCTAATATCTGTTTCGTCTGTTTGTATGTATAGACAATATCTCCGGCGTTCAGCTTTCTCATTACAGGGCCGTTAATACCCGCGAGGTAAGCATTTCCTTTAGAAACAACGAGCTCCGGTTTCGGACTTCCAGATGCTGAGTATTCGTCACCAAGTAACGCAAGTCCTGATCCAGCGTGTCTTGTTCCTAAGGCTCTTGTCTGATGTCCTCCGCCACGTCCGGAGAATTTACCTCCGCCGCCTCCGCCTCCAGATACTGAACCCATCGAGTTCATCAACGATTGAATATGCTCGAGTCTCGCTTCGGCTGTAGACAATCCAGATATTTGGAGGGACATTGAAATTGACATGCCATCCATAATACTTGCTTCTGTTTTAATAGATGTCATATCTGCAGCCACATCTTCCAAATTTTGATCAGCCTCTGCAGTGTCAACATTAATGCCATATTGCTCTGATAATGTCGATTTAATTTGATCGATTGTGTTTGTTGGAAGATCTAGATTTACTAGAATATCTATAATTGACTGCTCGTCTAGTACGCTTAAAGAACTAGCAATTGCCTGAATCTGCTGTTCGGCTGTCAAGCCATAAGAAGCTGTATCTGCAAGAAACGCTTTAATGTTATTTGCAGCTGCTTCTGCCGACTCCGCTCCCTGAAGGTCAAGATTTATTTCGATTAAATTATCGCCCGCATAATCAGATAGCTCTCTAATTGACGCAAGCAATTCATCTGCATCAACTCCGGCAGATGCTGCTAGTTCATCAAATTTTTGACGATTCAATATCATTGTATCGCCAAGGTCTTGTAATATCCTGTCTTGCTCTAACCAACTAGCGGCTTCATCTGCAGGAAGCTTTAACCATTCTGATGGTGGTACATGCTGAATATACGCATCAAGTAAATCTATTAAAGCATCGCGAGTGATACCCATTGATGTCGCGAATTGATCGAGCTCCGCAGAGTCCCACTTTAATGTACCGGTTTCGGAGTTAAAGCTAGCGATAGCCGCCGGAACCTTTTCATTGATGTCCATCAAGAAATTATACATTCCTTGATCCGCGTCACTAAAATATCTACTTAAAGTTTCGATTGCTGCGATTTGCGCATCAACAGACTGATTAATGTCTACACCAAAATAGTCTGCGAGAGCAGCATAGTGTTTGCCGCCCCAGTTTTCTCCCTGAACCTCTTCGAGAAGCTTCTGGTAATAACCGACACGCTTCTCCATTCCAGTATCGTAATCATCGCCTTTTAGAGCTTCATCAAGCGCGGCTACGGAAGCGGCTGTTCCATTTGCGACATCCTGAATACCTTGTAATCCTCTTGCAACAGCGGTTGTTCCGAGAGCGGCCTTTTCTGCTTCAGTATAAAATTCAGCAAATTCTCCAGATGCAGATAAGAGCGCATCGACTGTATCGATTACTTGTTGTTCACTTCCGTGAAAATCATTATTCGCTGCGACAGCTTCAATTACTTTATTTCTATACTCCTCAAAATCATCAGCTGTTTCGACAGATGCCTTTCCAAGTTCTAATATTGATTTCTGAACAATGTTATGATTTAATGAATTGACTTGTTTGGAATACTCAGCAGTCGCCGTTGACATTCGATCAAAGTAGCTTAATAAAGACTCATATGCCTGATCTCCGTCTTTAGTTTCTTTTTTTAATTCCGCAAGTTTTGATTTAATTGAATCAAGATGCTCTACAAAATAATCTACATTGAGAGCCATTGTAGGATCATCCACTATCAGCCCGAGAGTGTCATTTATATTTGGCATACTCGTCAACAAGCTTCCGAGAGACTTATTGATTTCTTCTTGTGTTAATGATTTCTGCGCTTCTAATCCATACCTTTGAGAAGAAATGTCTAATTCTAATTGTTGTACGGCTGCTTGTCTAAGAGCCTCAGAATAGCCGTCAGTCGAACCCGCTAATCGATTAAATTCTGATGCCGTTAATCCAAGTGATTGTCTAAGTGCATCTTGTGTGCTTGCAAATTCTTCCGTGCTTGTTTCTCCGGCGTCAACCATTGAAACATAACTTTGATAATTGCTAATGAGATCGGCAGCGTTTTCTCCTGCCTTGACGCCTATTTCGGCCGATGCCTCAGCCCATTCATGAGCCTGTTTGACAACATTGGATATTAATGATATTGCAGCGGATACTGCCATTGCAATAAGTCCTATTATTCCAAGAGCCATCTGCATCTTGGAACCCATTGACAAGGCTGCGTTTCCTGCCTCTTCTTCCGCAATAGCCATAGTACCGGTTGTAATAACATTTCCTTCTTCTGCTGCGGTTAAAGCACTGGTTGAACCGGCCGCCGCTGTTTGCCCAGCGACTAAGGACGACAAACTTGATTTTGCTACCCTGCCAAAATTCTTAAACCCGTTTACTATTTTGGTGACACTAGAAATAATAGTATCACCTTTAAAAATTGCAAATAATGAAACGGCTAAAGGAATAATTGTTCGCAATCCGCCAAGTGCATTTATAAATTTTAATACACCAGAAGTTGCTTGCAACAATACTTTTACGAAATTCACAAATTGACTTATGAACTCAGCAGATATAGTTGATTGTGAAAACTCTGTAAAAGCATTTTTGAGCTGCTGCACGTGTGCTTGTACACTATTAAGATATACTTCGTTTGCTTGTGAAAGAGCGCCCTCGCTCGTTCCCATTCGTTGCATTGCTCCCTCTGCTTCAGAGAAGTTCTCCATAAGGGAAGCAAAAACATTCTGTTGTCGTGTACCTGATAAAGTTTTAGCTAAAGCTGCTTGTTCGTTGTCCGACATCGTAACCCAGACCTTGGACAAGTCGCTTAAAATATCATATACATCTCTTAACTGGCCATACTCATCGGTTAAAGCAACGCTGTTATCTGTTAGTGCTTTAACAACTGCGTCGTATTCGACATCAGTCATTGTTTCGCCGAGATCGTCGAGTTCTGTTCCGACGTTTCTAATACGAGCTGCAATTGTTCTTAAACCAGTAGACGATTTTGAAATATTCTGAGTTGTTGTATTTGCTGCTGTTAATAACGCCAATGACTCTTCCAAGTCTCCACCTGTAGCCATCGCCAACATTGAGCCGGCGTTGTTCATACCTTCTGCAAGTTCGGCGACACTAATAGGGAAGTGGTTACCAGTTTCGACCAGTTTATCCATTACAGACTCTAGGTCGTCTGCGCTCACGTTATATGCCTTAACAATTGCAGTAATTGCAGATGTAGCTGCAGACTCATCGATATCTCCAACGTTTTCCAACATCTGTGTGTATTTAGCTAGATCTGCAGACTGATCAAGTGTATAGCCCAGTCTAGCAAACGTCGTTGTAGAGTTTATTAAATCTTTTACTGATCCCGCTGTTTTGTCGGCGACATTCATTATGCTATTGGCATATTGTTCCATATCTGCATTGCTTGCATTGGTAACAATACGCAACTGAGTCATTGCTGTATCAACTTCTGTAACAGCATTAACGAGTGGTTGAACAACCATCCGTATCATCTGGAAACCACGGACAATCGATGTTAGCGTGGTAAGATGCATTTTGAATCTTTGCATCTTATCACTGAAACTATTCGCATATTGATCGGACTCTTTTAGAGAATTGATGTATTCCGCATTTGATCCTCCAATTTTAGCTAGTTCTTCGCGAAATTTTTCTGCGCTAACAGTACCGTTTTTAAAACCTTCTAAATACCGCGATAACGTATCAGCATTCTTTTCTAATCCAGCTACCTCATTAGATCCTCTTGGCGCACTTCTAACAGCGTTTCTTGCCTTATTAAGCTCGTTATATGCTCTTGTTGTTAAACGCGCCTGCTGTTCGATCTCCTTAAGCCGTTGAGCGTCTGTATTGTCTGATGACTCTGACGTTTTTCCGAGAGCATCTTTATTTAAGTTTGCCGTGCCCTTGCCTTTTAATGCAGCGTTTAATTGTCTGCGAAGATATGCTTCATCAACATCAATCTTGAGTTTTGTCTTGACATGTTCGCTTGCGCCATTGATGGCTTCACGGATGCTCTGATTAAATGTTGTCTTATTTACTCCTACATCAATCTTTACAGACTTAATCTTGCCGAGACTATCTTTAAAAGAATTCTTATTGGCCTCAACGTCAATCTGAACTTTTACTTTTTTATTAGATGCTTTGTTGACTTCTCTTTGAATTTGTTCTGTTAACGAATTCGCTTGTAGACCAACACTAAGCTCTATATCAGCCATATAGAAATCACCGTCCTTTTATGAAGAAAGACGGAGACCCGTCTTTATCTTAACTCGCTCCGGAGTTGTAGTTTGGATTTACTTTGAATCGTATATTGTATTTCGGATAGTATGCAGCGCACCATTGTTGAAATTGTTCTATCGCTCGTCCGATAAAATGAGCGCCCTGCCGTGATCTTGGTTTTATCACAATTTCTCTTCCATGCCATATTCCCCTTATAGGAGCGTCTGGACGCACATTGTTTGATGCGTAACCATTATTGAATAGAGCGATTAAATCGTGCACCGATTTATTTGGAGATAAAGAAACCATTGTTTTATCTCCAAGAAAATCAAAATACAATTTGTATGTTCCTTTAACTCTGCCGGAGAAGTTCTGCGTAACGCCTCCGCTTTTCCCGGTATACTGAAACGGAACCATTGATACCCGTTCAGATTCTGCAGGAGTTAACCCTGGACTATCAGCGATTTCGAAGTCCATAGTTGTTTCGAATTCGTGGGCAATTGTTTCTAAATCCTGTGTCACCTTTTCTTCTATTTTTGCAGCGACAGCACGATTTAATTTCGAAGTTATACTTGCCCAATTAACTTTCCCGTCCATTATCGTCTCCAGTGACAGACTTAGCAAACTGGATAACTGAGTCATTATTCGACTTCGCAGTTTGTTTTGCTAATTCCATAAGCGTATTATTTTCTTGAGTTTTTGATAATTTTTCAAACATATTCTGAAACTCTTCAGAACCAAATGTTTGAGCGATCCCGCTCATTGCCGGCCCGAATTCTGCAAGAGCATCGTTGAACTCAGCGAACTCTTTCGTCATTTCTAAAATATTTGAATCATTAATAAATTTAATCTTTTCATCAATCGCCTCAAGTATTTTTCCATAATATACGAGATCGATAACTTTCAATACTTGATCTACAATATCAGAATGTGCAATGAAATTATAAGCACTATGCATTTCATCTTCGCCATCATCTGCTGTTAAATCAATATTTGTATAATGAGCAATAGTCATATAATCAATTGCAAATTTTTTTAATTCAGGCGTATATACTATATTTGTTTCTTCAAGAGGTATTTCTTCGCTAGCATTCGATGTAAAGCATGCGTCTATAACATCAGACACAAATGCAATAGTCTCAGATAAATCTAATACCTTCTTTATTTGCACATCCTTGCCATGCCAATGAATAGTCTCTATTAATTCGTATCCCGCTTCTACATCATCAATAAAATCGACAAAAGAAATTTTGTTTTCGTCCATGCTAATCCTCCTTGTCCTTTTTCTCTTTAAATTTATTACACTTCATATCTTGTATATCTTTCTGTATTTTCCCAAGTTCCGCCTTTTTTAATACACTACAATTCCGCTTATATCTCGTGCACTGTTTGCATTTGTTCGTAAACTCTTTATATGCACCTTCTGATTCAAATATTCCAATATAGTCGGTGGGGTAGATATGCAATTCTACCCGTGGGTTCTCGGAGTCATAATATATTGCATTAACTCTTTCGCACACCACGTTGTCATCTTTCCATACGAGCTGAGTATCAGTTATTGCATCTAATAAAACTTTCCAATAATTGTTCGCATCCATATCGACACGTGGCATATAAAAAACGGCATCAACATAAAAATGATGTGAGCCATCATGCACATAATCAAACCCTTGTTTTGATACTTCTTCTGTGACGTAATTACTAAAAGCCTTACGATACTCAACAACTTCTTTTGGTTTGTAAGAAACAGCGAGAGGTTTACCGCCTCGTATAATTGCTCTGTATGATAGATAATGATTAACAGACGGAGGGATTACAGATGTTAAATATAAATCTTTCATAACCCATCCTAAAAAAAAGCTGTGCCTACATTGGCACAGCTATCTTGTGTATGACTATTCTTCATCTGTCGAGTCTTCTAAATACTTCTTGTATTCCTTAATCTCAACATTCTTTTTAGTCACTTTGTTTTTCGGAGCTTCTTTCTTTGGCTCTTCTTTAAGTTCGCCTCTAGAAATAGCCACCTGTCTAAAATACTCGGTAGCGTGCTCAATACAGCAAGCAACATCCTGCCAACGGTTTCCGTCGAACACAGTCATCGTTGTGCAGTATGGATACTCCTTGCCGCAAATTTTACAAATGCGAGTTCCTTTTGCCATTAAGCTCGCCTCCTTTAATATAATTGAGGTGTCCCCAGAATGAGGACACCTCGATGTGTTTTAGTATAATTACGCAGCGTCTTCTTCGTTTGCACCGAAGATTGTGTACGTAAACAGAGTTGCAGCTCCACCGCAAGCACCTGCCAGGGATGTAGCTTCGAACTCATGAACTGTCTGGTTGTCACCCATCTCAAGAGAGAACTCTCCGTTAAAGTCAGCCTTCGGTACATAAATCTGTACTCTGTATACATTAGCGCATCTATCTTCTGCGATTGCGTCAATGTACAGCTGGCACTTGGAAGAGTATTTATCGCTGACGTTGTTCATAACTTCAGCAGTAATCTTTCTCTTGTAAGCAACATAGATTTCGGAACCATCAGCAACTGCTCCTGCAGCAAATGTGATTTTCTTTGTTGCCGGATCATATGCGAATGTTCCTTCTCCAGCGGTCGCACTCTGCGTAAATTCTGTTCCAAGAGTTCCGTCTGTGTTCTTTACAAACAGCTCTACGATTTCAGAACCAGCAGTACCTACAGCCTTCCAAGAAGTTGTAGCCTCGTTGCTGTTTACTGGAAGATAATCATTCCACATAACGTTGGTAGCTTTATTCTCGAATTCAGATCCAGTCTGAAGCTCAAGTAAACCGGCGGAAACAAGACCGTTAGTACCAGAGATGGTGATGGATTTGTTTCTCTTCAACGTTGCCAGTCTACGGCCCTGTTTACCAGTGATCTCTGTCTCGTCCTGAGACTGAGCAATTGTAGCGGACTGTAATTCATCAAGGATGAATTTGAATGCGCCTGTGGTAATATCAAAAGCTGTGATCGTCTCTAAACTCGTGATTGTAAGATCAGCTAAATTGACCATGTTTGTTTTCCTCCTGTTTTTATTTATGTGTTAACCAATTCAAATCCTCTTGTTTTAAATCTTTTACACTTACGGTGCCGGAGTAGACACCGTGCATCTTATTCATGTAATCGATTTTCTTGACGATTTGAACGACACTTTCATTAAACTGAAATATAGATAACGCCTTGGTTTCCTCGTAGTTATATTTATATTGCTCCGTATTAACCATAGCGATTATTAGTGGTTCGAGTTGTGAGTTATGTCCTTTTCGCTGTTGTCGCTTAAGTTTAGCTCTAGCTCGTTCAATCAGGAACTTTCTAGCCTCGTCGTTCCCGGCCTTTCTTCTGTTCCTTTCTAGGTGGTGGATTTTACGAAGTGCTTGCGCGATTTGAAACGCAATCGATTTATCAATGATTACGCCAGTATCTTTATTCAATAAAACGACGGTTTGATTTTCTTCATTAATCGCAAGCTCGAAACCAGACAGATCGAGATCTCCAAATATTAAACTAACGTCCTGACTCCTGATTGTTTGAAATGTAATCAAAAACAATTCGTAGTCATCGATCTTTGTAAAATCAATTCCTATATCATCTAGCTGAACCATCATGTCGAATGGCGTCGCTACTAACGAAGAGACAATACCGTAATACTGGTCTTCGTTCTGTAATATTTGTTCTACTGTCGGGATTCTTACTTCAATAAAATCATTGATATGAATGGAGTCTTTAAATAAGAGACTTTCCATTTAAAGACTACTTTCTTTTTGACGGGATTTCCTTCTTAGGATCGAATACTTTATTAAAATCAGTTGCCTCGTATGCTAAGACTTTTCCCGTGTAGTCAGACACAACGCCGAATCTATTAACAGATTGAAGTTCTAACTTGCCTAGTCCAAATTGAAAACTACCGTTTAACTTCTTATCTATTAAGTGACATAGCTTGTCCGTCCTGACACCACCTTCTTCAAGACGAAGCAAGTCTTTATGTACAAAGACCCAAACGTATAATGTTGGTGCATAGAATGTTTTGTTGTAAACTTTTTTAATATCTACATCGCAACATACATACACTCTGCCGAATTCCATCGTGTCTGGATAGAATTCAACAGGCATTACTTGATCCCAGACCATTGATTGTGCGTCTTCAAACTGTACTTTGTCATTGATTAAACGAACAATCTCTCTGTCTGTTAATAATTCCTCAAGCAATTGATTTTTATATTGAAACATTTCATCTAAATGCATTTAGAACCACACCCTCTTTCCATCATTGTGCTCATCAGTATTGTCGTCACCCTGAGCTTCATCTGGAAAATACATGTAGTAATCAGCAATGCCTAGATCCATATTGTCGTATGTGGACGAATTCGATTCTGATAATACATACTTAAATACGCCTTTTCCGTTATACGTATGACCTACCTTAAGAGGTTTAGATAAATCGAATGACAGATAATAATCTGCATCTGCATCATCAACCAGAAATCTACTTTTACGATTGAACTTGACTGTATATTGATTACGAGCAATCGTCATAGCAATTCTCGCATCTCCTCGAGTTACAATAAAATGCCTATCCTCAAGCTCACCAGTCATGTACTTCGTTCCGTCTTCAATCTGGCACCATTGTTCTCTTATCTCCGGCCCATTTTCTGACGGGTGTACCCACCTCAACAGATAGTTGCATTGTATTGCTTTTGCTCTCGTATATACTTCAGCATTCGCATCTCGCTCAACAACGAGCCAGTAATTGTCTGCCCAAAATATAAGTGAGCCTAATACAATGTCTTCATTTGGAAGAGAGTAGAAGTACTTTTCATTTAAGTTATCAGAATTAATAATAGCAATGTTTTGTTTTACTGCATTGTCTGTTTCGTTTCCAAATTCGTCGACTGTCGGCGTAATAATACTGTCTTCATAAACAGAAACATTATGATAAGAGAGACTATCGTCCAACATATATGTTAACCGAAGTTTTTCTCTTTCGAGTGTATCCTCTCTAACGGACGCGCCTCTAACAGTTACTCGAGCTTTATATGTGTCCCAAATACCTGCCATTAGACCACCTCGCCTTCTGAATGCAAAAGTTGTTTATGCATCTTTTTGCAAAGAGAAATTGCATGGAATACTTCGCGTCTAATCACCTTGTATTTTTCATCAGACTCATCAATGTTCTCTGCTAACCATTTATAGATAGATAATAATGACAGATATGAAGGATCTTCGCCGACGGATGGAAGTAGGCTTTGAAATCCAATAAGTTCAACGCCGAGACTTTCCATATAAATTGAGATGGAATCTTCACGATTTTCGATGATCGGAAGTATTTTAAATATTTTATTAACCAGCGTATTAAAATACCTAGCGACCAAAGTCTCATCAAAAGAAACGCCAATCGTACTAGCAACCATTAGATATGATAACTCCCAAGCTTGCCGTGATTGAAACTATACTCGCGCATCATCTGAGTATAATCCTTTTGAGATTTCTCATATGTAGCCCTTACCTGTTTTAATAACTCCGCTGGTGAGTACACGGTAAAGTCGCGAGTATTTAAAACATTACGCAACAAAGTCTGCTTATATAAGTACGGCTTAAGCCACTGGACGACCATGCCCTCCGAGATAATATCCACAATTTCGTATAAGTCATCGCCATCAACCTCTATATCGAAACTTCGTAGTTCATCGTCTCCCGTGGTCGAGAAGTCGTATTTACAAATATGCATAAAGTTGCTGAATGCTCTTTTCATATAACCGTCAACGATGGCAGTTTGGTCTTCAGTATCCAACTGCAATATGTCGAATTCGGTGATTTTTGATAGGAAGGCCTCCGTAAACAGATCATAAGGAACACTCATTCACTTGCCTCCTGTTAACGTTCAGATAAAGAAATACCAAGTCCAGACTCTAATGCTGATACCGTTTTTAAAGAATCGATCTCTCCGTTTGCATATAATTCTTTAACCATATAGGTTAATGTCCTTTTCTGTGCGTCGTTAAGACTCGAGCAAACTTTCTTGATTTCAGAAGGCGTCTTCTTTAAAACACCTTGCAGATTTTCAATCGTCATCGCATTATCGTATAATTTAGATACTCCAAGATATGGAATGATCCATGAGTATTCATCATCGAACATAAACCAGTTATTAACAAAAAAGTTTTTCTGAGAATTCTTAGCTGTACGTAATTCTTTGACTTCCATTTCTGCTTCATCGCCAAATGAATCCCATACATATTTCTCACCCGTCTTTGTACTAACGTAAACGAGCCTACCGTTGAATCCGTTTCTGACCATTACAATGTCATTCGGGCTGACCTCTTCTGGAATATCTGCGTACTTCTTCTTGGTGCTTCCTTTAGCCTTTGTAGTTGCCATAGTTTCTCCTTTCACTCGAGAGGGCAGGGCATATAGCCCCGCCCTGAATAGTTATTAATTATGAAAATTCGTATCTACCGATACCAGAGTTGCCAGCCATAGCGATAGCTGTTCCCCACTCTTCAGCAAGGAAGTATTCCTGAGTCAGATCCATATTGCTGGACGGATCAACAGGAATGATCAACGGATCGCCCTTCTGTACGAATTTAATCGGTTTAGCATCGCCTGCAACGATTGTGATCGTCTTGTTATCATAAGCGAACTCAGTAGAGCCAATCTTATGACGCTGCGGGATAGCGATAGTCGGAGCACCGTAGAATCTTCCAATGAATCCCTCATTGTACAGATCATTCTGTACCGGCTCGAATGCCAGGCCAGAAGTAGCAAGCGGCATAAGAGCTGATTTAGTTCCGATAAGAGTTGCCTGTTTTCCGCCAGCAGCTGCCTCTACGTGCTGAATCATAGCCAGAAGGTCAGCGTCGCTGTAAGAACCTGCTGTTGCAGTGTAGTATGCAGTATCACCAAGTTCTGTAGTTGCTGCCATCCATGCAGCATATACTTCGTTCAGAATCTGATTCTGAACAGACTGGTCAACTTTGTTGATAAGATCGTTAAAGTCAACACGGCCTGCAAGGATTCTGGAGAGCTCTTCATAAATACGAACTCCGTGAACCGTCATCGGAACCGGTACGTCTTTAACGTCAGCGATTCTCTGACGTCTGATACCCTGAGTTCCTTTTGCGATCGGATCAACGAAGAACAGATCGGAGCTATCTACATGGAATACCATGTCATCGCCTTCAGCGATGTTGTGATATTCTACAAGAGCATTGAACAGTTCGTTCTGCTCTAATCCCTGCGGGATAGTATTTCTAAGGATTTCCTCAACGAGAGAGAATACGCCTGTACATTTGCCATCGCGTAATGCTCTGTAGTCGAGTTTTGTGCTTCCGCCGTTAGCCTCAATAAGAGCCTGGCGGAGAGTTTCCTGTGCCTCATTAACGGAGTATTTCTGAACTGTGCCGTTATGAGCATCGAGAGCGAGTCTTACTAATTCGTTCATATTCACTTACCACCTTTCTCAAAATTAAGCTGTTACTTCGATAACGAAGTATTTGTAAGAGCCAACGGTTTCAACATCAATGATTACGCCGATTACAGTAGAACCACTTGTTGCTTCCATAACAACGTTGAGTTTGTAATCAGCCTTTAATTCAACAATATCGCCTGCTGCTGTATCGTCATTAACACCAGCCAGAGCTTCTGCTGTAACGGAGAAGATATCTCCATGATGCAGACGATATCCGCGTGCGATAGAATCTTTTTTGTTGTAGAATGCATCAAGTGCATACTCTAACGGGTTAGCATTAACTTCAGGAGATGCAATAAGAACTACTTTACCGAAATCGCTATTAGCAGCCGGTTTGTAGATGCTGTAGATTTCGCGCTCTTTGTCATAAGTTCCTTTATCTGCGAGATCGCCAAGGATTGCTACACAACCATTGTCAATGCCGTTATCTTCTGTAATTGCCACAGATACCATGCCAGTTCTAACATCAGTTCCGTACATTTTATCTGTGCGAACAACTGCGTGAGCCATATTTGTTTTCCTCCTATGAAAATTGATTTTCCATCAAAAAATAGAGCATAAGCTCTCGATAATAGTTCATAAATTAAATTGTTTTATGAATCATATGGAATAATTAAAAAATTATTTACCTAAGTATTTCTCCACCATTCCGCCGTATGGTTCATCTGATTCCTCCAGTGGTTTAACACCGTTAGACTCAACGATGAATTTCGGCATACTTGTGTTCATGGAGAAATTTGTAGAAGTAGGATTAATCATGTTTCTACCTCTGAGTGCATAGCATTTCTCTTCAAGAGAAGCTACATCGTAATCAAGCATATTGTCACGAAGATTCTTGAACTCATCAATCTCAGCCAGGTCTTCAAACTTATCAAAGATTTCATTTCTAGCGTTTACTGCGCTTTCTGTTTCAACAGTATGTTTGAATTCCTGCAGCTCTGTGATTTGGCTTTCATAATCATCGATCTTAGCTTGATAAGTAGCGGCCGTACGATCCTGAGTCTCTTTCTGGATAATCGCGAAAATACTCATCGGCTCTTCAGCCTGAGAACCTTCATCGAATTCCTCAAACACAATTTTCATTCTGCGTTTGCTTTCGAAATCGACTACAACATTATCGCCGTCCATCGAGAAGTTGCATCCGAAAAGCTTCCAATCATCAGCGCTGTCCTCGAAATAAACGATTCCCTTTTCGATGTCTGAATCGACAAAGAAGTATCTTGCGTAATCATAATCGCCTTCTTGAATGCGATCAGTATTAAATAAGATCTCCCATAACGCATCGTTGATTTGTCTTGACAGAGCGAATTCTTCAGAAGTTGCTTCTTCCTCTTCTTCCGGTTCTTCTTCAGCATCTTCTTTTGCTTCTTCGAATTCTTCCGGAGCTTCTTCGACTACTTCCTCGACTACTTCATCAACAACCTCTTCTGCAAACTCTTCGTCTGTAGATTCAGTCTCGACTACTTCCTCTTCGGTGAAAACGTCTTTGTTCATTTCCAAATCCTCTTCTCCTCCTTTCTCAAGGTTTTTATCTTGTGAATAATTATCCTCGATTGAGGTTGTGGCTAAATTGAAACTCTCTTTGAAATCATTCATCATGAGTTCAAACTGAGCTTTAAAATCACTAGTAGTAAATACTTCTAGTGCGCTATCCTCAAAACATGGTTCAACATTTTCTCCGAGTAAGCAAAGCGCTGTGAATTCAAAATCATAGATATGATATAATCCATCAACCATTTCACCACTCTTTACAGTGATCTCCATGCTGTGGGATACGATTCCGTCTTCTTTAATTTTTTTATATGCTTCCTGTCTCTTCCAGAGCAGTACAGTCGTATAAAGATACTCGTGTTCTTCACCATTGTCGTCAGTAAACGTATCGATAAAGATTTCTGCGTCTGCAGGAACAACTCCAACAGGCTGGGTCTTATTGACCATTCGAAGCTGCCCGTCTCCGTCAGTCACGATTTCAATATCATGACCTCCAAAATCATCATCCTCACGGATATAATTTCCGACGACAGGAACATAAGGAAGGGTCTTAGCACAGCGAATCAAATCCTCTTTATCAATAAAAGATTTGTTTCGATTCTCTCCCGCATAGCAGACCCTTAATGTTCCTTTATCAAAGGATGAATTTATCTCGCATATATCAGTTAAAGAAGTTTCGAATGTCAAGTATACTTTCTTGCCCATGCGATCCTCCAGTAATTATTAAAATGTCAGAACATTTGTGAAGCAATATTTTCCGAGATCAAACCGAGTGCTGAATTCTTCCAAGGCATCAGTTTCTAATTCTAGTGCAAACACATATAAATTATTTTTTGGATCTTCTTTTAATAATGCATACCCGTTAGATAAAAGCTTTGTCTTATCTTGTTCTGAAAATACATAAACAAACATTCCTTTATCTCCTTTTACCAATCTCCATCCTCAACTCCGTCTTGACGTGATTGAGCTCCAGAGTCTGTCAACTCTGTATCGTCTAATCTTGGGCGACCTGCTTCTTTCTCTTCTACATCAGAAGAACTCATTTGTGCGGAGTTGGTTAATGGAATAAACTTAGTAGGCAACTCTAATAATTCCGTCTCTAAGAAATTCATGTTTTCAAGTTTATCCTGACCGACGCCAAGCGATGCGCAATATCTACTAATAAATGGCGCGCCGTATTGACATGCCTTTAAGAATTGATCTGCCATCTCTTTTTCGTTGTACATTGAAATATCAAGAAACTCGATTTTGAAATTCTTTCCATAAGATAAAGACTGAATATATCTATTGAGGACATTCTCGATGCTTTTAACAATAGAGAAGGTTAGAGCCTGATCCGCCTTAATAGATATCAACAAGGCGTTTGCTGAGGCTTTACTGTTATTAAAGATTAACGATGACACGCCGGCAGCCGTAAAAATATTTTCTTCTGCCTGTGATACCTTATCCGCATCGTCTGCTTCGGAGCGATGAAAGTCGATCTTGTCGATTGGCATTGGCGTCATTACCGCACCGACTTCTTCTGGTAACACTGCAGACAGATTTGTAAAGATTTCATAGGCTTTCTTTTCGTCGATTAGCCAATTTCCTTCGCTGTCGATTAAAAGCTTCATTACCAGGAGAGCATAGTTCTCTAACTCAGCCTTGGTTAATTTAAGATTCTTGAAATCTTCCAAATCGTAAATCTCTCTTAGTAATCCGGCAAACGGCGGAAGAGAGTAGTCTGTAATATCATCATTAAACTTTACTGCAAAAGACCAAGGTGAATCTAACACAATCCATTTCTGTTTCGTTCCCTTCTGGTCTTTATACTGTCTGTACTTTAATTTGAATTCTTCTGGATAATAATCAAGTCTAGCAGGGTATGTATCAAAATAACTAAAGTTAAAAGTTACATTAAAAACATTTCCTTCGACTTCAGTGATAGCGCAATAATCATCAGGCAATTGCTGGATAGATAAATTATCAGCCGTCTGCCAGATTGTTCCGTAGAACGTATCGTACTTAAAGCAATGCTTGATTATTTTTCGAAGCTCTGTTTCTAAGTTTCCTGAAGACAAGAGATTTAATACTCTGTGGTAATTATTCCTTAAAGTCTTTTTGTTAACTTTCTGCAAGTCTACTTTGTATGGAGATACTACATATCTCAAATATGTCAGACTTGTAAAATACTGGATAATACGAGCGAAGTGAGAACTTGCGCCGTAAATATACGTAATGGCATTTCTAATTTGCTGTCGGTACTGATATGGATTTGAAACAAATTTTACAATATCGTCTCTGCTGTATAGAGCGAACCTAGGAGTGTTCGCACTTGAAGCATTGTTCAAATCATTTCTGATTAATCTATTTAACAGAGCAAACCTCGGCGTGATATTAAACCAAGATTTAAATCCTCTCTTTTCTCCCTCTTCCATTACATCTGGAATGTTACCGACAGTTATTGAATCTTTTTTGCTCGTGATCCTCACCGCCTTTCATTATCTCGCTTTATATTTTGGCGGCCTCACAACAAACATATTTGATGTGCCTGTTGATCTAGCCATCTGTTTATTTAACTGTTGTTCAAGCTGTAATGCTACATAATAGTTGTACTCAAGGGAAGAGTACCTATCCTTTCGCATTCCGTGCTTTTCGTATATTTTAATTTTGTCTCCGCTTATTTCGTGTTGCAGATTAACGAGTTCGTTTATGAGCAGAGTAGTTTGAATGTAAGGCAAAATAATCTTCGACTGCTCAAACGGACTAAGCTTTGCATAACCCGTAACGTCTTTTAAAAATTCTTCTGCCTCAAACTCATCCTGCAATAATCGAATTCGTCCGCTTCTAAATCCTTCTCGCAACATAAAAGCTGCCTCGCTATTAAAATTAGCTGACGCTTTTATAGCCCATATCACTTTCGGCGCACGGGGATCTGTACACCTTGACGCCATCTCCGCATTGTTGCAACACGAAATAGCTGGATATATTTCTCCCGTATCCGGATCTACGATGTCCCTCATTAATGCGTCTACAACACCGAGGCCTAATCCGGCGGAGTCGATTACTAAATAATCACATGCATACTCATCAAACAGTTTCCTGATTTGGAGTGCCTGGACTTCCGTTCTCAATCCCTCTGAAGTATCTGCGTACACAATATTGCTCATATACCTTCCTGCTTTAGTCGGCATTAATTGATTTATAAACATCGCAGTTGCGTCGTTGTCATTCTTTCTACTGGACATTAAAGCGATGTCGGCAGAAAGAATTCTTTTTTCTCCAGATTGTTTTGGAGGTATCTTGAACGAATTGTCTTTTACCTTTGATGAGAGTTTGTCTGGAAGCCATGGATACTTTATCTTTCTGTTTCTGGATACAGAATCAAAATCAAAGAATGCGCCATCTGACGCACCCCAAAATACAGCACCCATTTCCATAGCCCACTTGATTTCGCTAAATGCACTATCTGCGAGCTCATCCTCTACCAATTCTGGATCAAGTAAGCCTTCTTCAATCATTAACTGATATGGAAGACCACAAACGAACTGTCTTCTTCTGTCATCAATCATTGCCTTAAATGCATCCACGCATTTATCGAACGACCAATGATTTTGAAAGTATGCACTAGAAAGATATAGCGTTAAGTTCTTCTCTTTGCTATATTCTTCGTTTCGTTCTTTATCTGATAGCATTTCGTATCTAGGCATACGTCTAAGTGTCAAGAACTTTCTCAAGACCGTGTCTATAGTGTTCTTGTCCAATAAACGATACTCGTCTAGAAGTAGTACGTTACAACGGTTACCTCTTGAGCTGTCTGATGCTGTAACAACCTTTATGACGCTATTGTTATGGAAAACAATGCGAGCATCATTACTTGTTATCTTTGTGTCTTTCTGATTTATCTCAGCACGAAGCTCAGGAGATATAGGTTCGAGCTCATGTATAATTTTTTCCAAAACGTTGATAGCCTGACTTCTTCTTCCTGACGCAATACATATTTTTGTTCCAGGCCACAGGATACATCTGATTACACAATAGATAGCACTTAAGAATGATTTACCAGCTCCACGACTAGCAATGAACACAAAGACAGTGTTGCAAAACATCATCACAAGAAGCACTCGCTGAAAAAGTTTTAACTTTAAATGTAGATAATCTTCTGCGAACCTATCTGGATTATTACGATAAAAGGCTGCCCATCTGGCAGCCCCATCCATTACAGTTCTATATCGCGATTTATTCTTCGTCTTCAGAAGTATCACCCCCAAATATGTCTGTCAATAATACATCGTCATCCTCATCGGCATATTCAGGACGTTCAACTCTAAGCCTTTCCATTTCGTCTTCATATAACTGTGTATATGAATTTCTTAAACCAAGCATCTTTCCAAGATGTCCGTACAACCAAGTGTGAACAAACTTCTTTATCTTTGACTCATTCTCGTCTTTTGGAAGAGGCTTCTCGTTTTCGTATCTTAACACCCACACACCAAGCGGAGTGTTGTCGATTGAAATATCAGTATCGCTTTTCTTTTGCGACGGTTTCAAAATCGCGTTTCCTATTAACGTGTTAAATGTGTTTACCTTTTTATCAACATCTTCTCCGTTAGCGCGTCCTTTGTTTATCTCGATCTCTGTAGCGACGATCTGTCTTAATAAAGCGCCTACGCCAACATCATTCACGTCCACACCACGTTCGGATAAATCTTTCATCCAGTACTCTCGTCGTTCTTCCAACTCTGAGTACTGTTTGTTAGAATATCCTGGGCCCCATGCTTTTTTAATTTCATCGGCTATTTCGATATCACTCGATTCATCATCAGCATCAATGATCTGCTGTGATGGTGTAAGTCTCCCATCATTTCTAGAAGGGATATCCCACAACATGCCGATTTCTTTTAAAAAATCATCGTAGCTTTTCCCTTGATACTTAACGACATTTGATCTCGTAATGTATCCGGCCATCATTGTTCTGCTTGCCGCCCCATTTAGTGCACCATTAAAAATGTCTTCACTCCAGTAAATATTGAACTTCCTACACATTTGATGACAAGCAGCTTTAGGATCGCCTGTCTCTCTTAAGAAATCCTCATACATGTTATCGATGCATGTTTTGCAAACAGATAAGTATCCTGTACCTTTGTAGATATGGCCATAGCTTTTATAAAAATAACCATTTAGTTTTCCGTAAGCAGTTCCGCACAACCTGCATGTAGAACTCGCCACATTAACTTCAACCTTCGGCGTTGTCATTTACTTCATCACCGTCCTCATCATCAGGGAACTCAAATTGGTCATATACCGGATCTGGTATTTCGAATCCGACCGGATTGTTCTCTTTGGATAATGTGTAAATCTTTGCGGCCTCCAAAAGGTTTTGGCTAAACGAAAACTTTGGAGCATATCTACCGGGGATGTCGATCATCTCTCCATTGTCTAATCGTCTAACCCTTCTAGGGTTCCTCCAAACAATATTGAAATTGCCCAGTCCTTTAATTGCTACGCTTTCTCCGTGTTGAAGTGAATCTTGAACACAAGCGATAATGCCTTCTAATATATTCGAAACGTCTTCTGCCGTATATTTGACAAGTTTATCTTTTGGCTTAATATGGACTTGGCCGCTTAGCGCCTCGTCCTTATATGTTACGTCCATTATTCGAAGAACACGTTTATCAATATGTACTGGCTTACGAATATTGTTTTCTGATAAAACCCTTGCGACTTTCGCAATCAATTCGTTTTTAAACATACGTCCTCCTTTAACTCATACGAATGAATGATACTCTACATATTAACGTCCCCGTCATCCTCGGAGGACAAACATAAATCGAGCGCCCGTAAAGGACGCTCGCATAATGTTCTATAAATCTGACAAACCTTTTGCGTCTGGGATATAGATATCCCCATCTTTGAAGTAGGACGAAATCTTTTCGTCCTTCGGTGTATCATCATATATCTTTAACATCTCTGAAGACGACCACCCGATAATATCTACTACAACACTATCTGGTATATGTGCTCTGAGTAATGCGGTGCAATAGTAATGACGAAGAGCATGAATATAAAAATCTCTTCCTGTAATCTTTGTGAACATATTTGCCCAACTATTAAAAGTAGATACGTTCCTATGCTTTGTAGGATCGGATGGGTCAGGGAACAACCATTCACTCTCTACGCCATTCTTATTACGCTCATCCATCCAATTATTAAAGAACGGCTTAAATTTTTTCGCAAGTGTAAAGCACTCTAACATTTTACCGCCTTTGGTTAATATTGGATCGCTCTTGTATAATGCATTATCACACACTAACTTATCGTCTCCAAAATCGGACACTTTAAATCTCGCCAATTCAGACTTGCGTCTACCCGAATACATTGCCAGTGCAACATAGCAAGCCTGCTCATATTTCTCTTCGTCAGTTAATACAGAAAGAAGTTCGTTTAATTCATTCTCATTCCATACAGTTTTTTCTCTTACTGGCTGTAATGCAGGATTGTCGACTTTTCGAATAATTGAACGAAAGCCTTTAAACTCTTCTTCCTCATCCAGTATTGCCTCTATGTAATTGCTTAAGCTGGATATGGCAGCTTTTATCCGGCGGACTCTCGCTGGACTATTCTCATTTTCTTCGACTAACCAGTTTTGAAATCTGACAAGTTCCCTCTTCGTAATATCCTGAAAGTTCTTGTTGTCTAAATTGTCGAGCACCCAAACCCAAAATATCTTCAGGTCGTTATCGTATCCTTTAATCGTTCCTTCGCTTTTATGTGTCGATTTTAAATAATCCAAAAAATCTTTTTGCAAATTAATATTATTCTTATTTATTTGCTTAATCTTTTCTGGCGTTGTTAATTTATTGTATTTAGTAGCTCTAGCCAATCAATCAACTCCTTAATGTTATTTACACTGGATTTGATATCGTGCGTCTGCTCCGTATTTTTTATTGACGATCAGTAAGAGCTGAGACGGATTAGAGTAAAGTCGTTTCGTATTTGCGTACTCATCCGTACCACAAAGAGATCCACAAAGCATCGATTCGATTCCGAACTCCTCAAAGCTCTCTATATGATGTTGATCACCGAGCAGAATATATTCGACATCGAAATCATACAATTTGAAAAACATAGGAGCTAACGTTCTGGCAGCCCCTTTAACTTTATCTAAATCTCCATGGCTTGCACAAAATCCATGTCCGCAAGCTTCAAATAAAATAAACTCGTGAGTGTTATCATTATGGATTGTGATATTTGAGGTATCTCCTGCGGCCACACGTTCAGACAACCACCACGGTATAATTCTCTCGAGATTATCCATATGCATATTGTCTTCTTTTTTAGCAATGGTTCTTGCGTGATTGCCAAAAGTAGAGTATACGTCTATGTGTTCAACATACTGAGAGAGAACCTCTATGAACTGCGCTAGTATCTCTGCTGCCTGCATTAACTGATCACAGACTAATTCCTCGGAGGCAACTCTTGTGGATACTCTGATGCCACCATGAATAAAGTCGCCTAACAAAACAATATGTCCTCTTCTGCAACCATGCTTCGTGATACGAGCAATCGTTTCTTGAAGTAATGCGGATATTCTATTGCGACATATCTGCGTGTCGTATTTGTTCCACGCATTGTCAGTCACCATTCCATAATGCCAGTCTGACAAAACCAGGACAAACTCATCTTCGCCATATTCGACTTGTGCCGGTTCTGTTCTGAGCAATAATTCATGTGAAGACTCAGACAGATTTTTTGCAGACTCAGAGAGAACCTCAAAAAGATGTTCCATTCGGCCCTCGCTATTCACTAGCTTATTAAACTCTCTACGCTGATCAAAGAAGCGCTGCTTCTCTTTCTGAATGTCAATCTTCTTCGCTTCAAGCTCTGATAGGATATCTCCGTCAGTAATACTATCAATGCCGACCTTGTCTAATATCTCTAGAGTCTGGCATGAACCATACATTCTTTTTCGCGTCTCGTCTGATGCAAGCTCTTTACCGTATAAATACTTAGACATCTCACCATAATCATAGTCGGACAACGTCTTATCTTTAAGTTTTCCGTATACCAATCTCTTATGGTGTTCGAATTCATTTTCGTTATCTCTTTTATTTAAAACGTTTTCAATCATATAGATATTTAGTCCTTTCATTCTATGGGTGTTAATTATCCCTTCATTATTAGAAATGCTGCAAAAACCTGCAAACCCTTGTGGCTCAAGGGTTTGCGGACTTCATTTTTTTCATTTCATTGACTCGATTGCGTTAAACACCCACAATAATTGGAGCGCTATTTCTCATTACGTAGTTGACTTTTTGACGAGTCTGCATCTTTGCAGCGCAATTAATGCAGTACTTTTGCTTTCTTCCTACGTTAGGATTTTTAATTTTTGTAGTAATTCCGCACTCATCACATTTAAAGAACGGCTCTCCGCAATAAAGCTGATACTGATATCCGAGATTCCTAAAATCATTAATCGCTATTTCTTTCTCTCCGTCTTGTGCAAACAGCACTTGCATACTAATCGCATCGACTCGAGCAGGGAAGTGTAGTAACCCATCTTCCTCCAATTGTCGATACAATACCCCTTGCCTTACAGATGATGTCGTTATGTTGGCCATCTTCATAATGTCTGCGTTCTTGTTTGTGACCCAATGATTGTTATCATCCCTACAGTAATCCCAATACTTGGCAAGGCATAATAAAGTAAAAGCAAGCCTCTTCGCCTGCTTCCCTTTAACGTTATTTATAACTTCCATTTCCGGCTTAGTGATAATTATCTCGTCAATCTTCACAGCCGGTCTTTTAACCGCTTGCCTGATTGCAGAGTCTGCTGCCTTCTCCCAAAGCACTAGCGATGCCGAAGGATCGCACTCAAGAATATATTTATCTATAAGCTCTCTAACATTCTTTCTGTCGTACCCGTTATCTAAATAGTATCTTGCAATCAAACGTAAAGTCTCTACTGGATGGCCGTAAAAGTCCGGTTCTGCAATAGCGTCTATCGCCCATTCATTCTCATTCAGAATAATACTAATAAAAAACAACCTCCCTCTCTACTACCTCAAAATTGTATCCGCCGTATGAAACATCTCCTGTCTCAGCCATTAGCGGATACTCAAACCTATTATTATGCTTTTCTAATAAGTTTTCTATTATCGTATCTCCACACATATCCCATACGAACTTTTTTGTCTCATTCTTATGTCCAGCCACATCGATGATGATGTTGTATAAAGTTTGTTCGTTCGGGCATATCTTCTGACATTCGGCAATGAATTCATACTTTATCGTCGATAATGCCTGTACCATTGATTCTTCATCTTCTCCTTGGACATTGGCAACCTTCATATATCTGGACACTCGATCCTTATACTCGCTGAACAATGTAGCTATCTTGTCCTTCTGGTATGCCGTGTACTCACAATCGGCGACCAGTGAAGAGTAGTCAAAGGACTGAGTGTTGTGCCAAAATGAGCTCCGCTTATTATCAAACTCAGATTCGAACCGATGACATATTTTATTCATGACGCAATCGCTGTCTCCTACAGGCATGAGCTTTTCGTAATACTCAAGAAAAGTCTTCTGAGCTTCTGTTAATTCATCCTCATCAAGCGTCAACATTTTGTCTATGTTCATTCCAAACTGACGATACGCATTCATATCGACTTTCTTTCTGAACTCTTTGTACTGATGAGAGAGTGAGTCGTATATGTATTTCATAAAGTATGGCTTACGATCCGCAACGATCCGTCTATATAATTCTTTTCTTTCTCCATCTTCCATTCGTCCGACAGCAAAAGAATCGTGCCACTCGACCGGCATCGGCTTAGCGATAATTCCTTTGGCAGCATCAATCGCATCCTGCTGAATTAATTGTCCGCACATGATTCTGTACTGCAACTCCTTGTATTCCTCAGAGTCTTCATCGTACCTTGATGCAACCTCGTACATAGATGTGACATAGTTTGTTATTCTCCCTATCTCATTTCCGAAACTATCAATATTGGACTGGATGACATCTTGCTCTGTCGGAACTCTTGATGGAGCCTTCTTCTGCTCGCACACGATAGCTGGCGTTACGATGCATTTTTCCACGAGCACCTTATTATCTGTTAGCATCATCAAGTCTCCATCGAAATCCATTCCATTCAATGCGGCACAGGTTGTATCCCATGCGTTAATGATGGTACACGTGTCCATATACTGGAACCAATATGCAACATCTTCTGAATACGACGGACTCATCAGCCGAACATTATTGTGGCAAGACATTGGTGCTCTGAAACAAGCAAGCTTTTCTGCACCATAATCAATCCAGTATTTGTTGTATAGCTCTCCAGACTTGAGCAGCCCTGTCACTTCCAGCCCAAATATATGCTGACAAAACGCGTATGGGTCACCAGAAACAATGGAGTAGTTGCCGTGAACTTTTAATACACCTATCTTCGCTTCGTTGATTCTGTTTTTAATTTGTCGGTACACTAACGATCTGATGTACTGGTCATGTATTAAATCGTGATCAATCATCATTGCCTTGATCCAATCACTCTTGCCGGCGAACACATTCTCGTCGTTTAAATTCACCCCTCGCAAAAATAGTACCGTCTTGCGCCAATCTCCGCCAAGAACGTCCTTAATCTCGTTTATTGTCGGAGCAATCAATTCCTCGATGTCGTCATATGTCAAATGATAACTTTGGATGAACTGATAGTTAGTCGTCCTTTCGTTCTCAAGTTCTTTTGGACATACCTTTGCTAAACCAAACGTATATCGATTCATAACTGACTTCCTGACGTATTCATCACAACTACCGTAACTGCTCCAGAGCTTCACCATTGATGTGTTTAAAACAAGCTCAATATCTCTTATGTCTACATCAAAACCCCATGCATCTTTCACGATGTACGAATGTGCTACGTTCTCAGCAAAATCATGAAAATCAAACGTAAACACCATGCCTTTTAAAAAGCTCATTCGTGTATTACAGCCAGCCATAACATATCCAAGCTCAAGCTCATCGCTCCATCTTTCAGCCAGAGCGGGACTCATTAAGCCGAAACCATCACACGCATTCAGCTTAATTAGTTCATTCTTCCGTTCTTCCATAATTGGTTCGCCGTTATCCTGATTTGCCAAATAAATGATGTCGGACAAGAACTCTGTTTGATACTCGTCTACGACCAGGATCCCGTTTGGCATGGATACCGGAACGGAGGCACTACATGCAAGCGCTCTATATGCCTCAAGCTTGGAAGGATTCAATTTCTTCTTCGGGTCTCTCCCGTTCTCGATTCTGCGAAATAATTCATCGTGCAGTCGCTCACTAACAAATACGATGGTGGAGTTCTTTATTCCATTATTCGTTCCAAGCAAACGTTTATATGATACGCCGTTAATCTTGAATCCTTTGCATAATCGCTTATAATCTGTCTTGCGATCCATGATAATGTTAATATAGTCTTCTTTAAACTGAACCTCGTCGAGCCTTGCATATAGCTTTCTGATTTCTCGTTTATTCTGAACGCTGTTTGGCTCATGCTTCAGCTTATCAATCTCTTCACGGATCTTTCTTGCTTCTGCGTCTCCGTCGTACAATCCGTTCAGCTCATCTATCCATCTTAGTATTTGAGAACTTGCGAGCGATATTACTTCGTTGTTTTTTCTAGCCTCTGATAGCGGAAGTGTTAAATCCCAATTTGCTTTCCTTAAACGCGAGCTATGAATTTTGAATATATATCTTTGTAGCTCTTCCTGTTTGATGTTGTATTCCTCCTATCCAAAATAATCCTGAAGGCGATCTTCTTCTTCTAAACATCTGTAAAACCGTCTCGCGAATTCTTGTCTTTCGTCTTCGATCAGATTCCATTCTTCTTCCTCGGTCATCTGCACGTCGATTAGAGGAGAGAAGCTTCCGCACACTCTCGTGCTTTTGCACGTGTCATGGAAGTAACAGTTCACACAACTTCTAGTCTTCATCCAGCTCACCTCCAGACGTAACACTATCCATCCAAGCAATGAACAGCTCTCTCATTCTTCTGCTTGGGATGTATAGATAGATTTCGTGCCCATCTCGTATTGCGCTTCTCCATATCCACTGAATCATGGTAGACAGAGCATAAGCATCTTCGTCAGCGTCAATCCCTGCTGCCTTATAGAACATCTTCTCTCCAACGTTCATAAAGATATTGATTGCGTAAACAAGACACGTCTTATCACGGTACTCATTCACCGCTCGTGCATTGAAGGTTAAAAATGACTTCGTATATCCTTTCCCTTTCAGCAATGCCTGGCCTTTTTTATGTGAGCCCCATAGACGATACTCTGCCGGAATAAACCCGGCCTTATGCTTGAAGAAGTTTGCGATGTTCCTTTTTAACTGCAATACTCCCTCTGGGTTTGAGTCGAACCAATTCATGGAGAGGGCAGTCCTTGCCTCTCCAATCTCGTTTATCTTATCGTCCTCAATAATATGTATTCTGGACTGAAGGCTCTTCGTGTACTCTGGTGTATAGCCTGGGTAGTCGCAAAATCTGTAACCGCCCTGATACTTTTCCACTCCAATGTACTCATACGGGATATCGTATATTTTCATAAAGTAGTAGAGTGGCTGCCCAGTAAACAAATAGGTCAGGATGTATACGTTCTCGAACGAGGCCAGTAATTTTTTTGGTAGCACCCAGTAGAACATCTCGACCTTCATCCCGCCATTCTTTTCAACGCAAACCAAATCTCTTGACTTGGCAATACGCATGATGTCTCTGGCTAAAGAACCTTGATACTCTTTCCCTGTCCAAGAGAAGAGCCCGTCTCTGTTCTCTAGATACCCACCTTGTACCAACAACTCAATGTCGTCAAAGTTGACCTCCGTTGATTCAAGTACGTTAACACTCTCATCAATTACGAGCGTATAGCCGTGCTCATTGATCAAATCCAATGTCTCGTCCGTATAAAACAAAAACGCCTGATGCGTTGTAGTAATGTTGTGCCCGCTTTTGATCAGTGCGTTTGTATGATTAACCTTTGTAAAGCCGTACTGTTTTATCTTGTTGCTTGGCTCGACAAACCCTAAATCCGGACATGAGTCCTTAATGCGTGTTGCCTCTTCCAAATACGGCGTAATAAAAATGTATTTCCTCTCAGGGTGACTGTTCATCATTTCAATACAACTCTGTGTCTTCCCAGACCCCATGAGAGCGTCGCATATTTTAATCACTCTTTGTTTCTTCTCCTTGCTCCTTTTTGGAGACATATAATTCTTCCATCATTGACTTCCAACTCTCCTTTATCTGCTCTGAGAACACCGCAGTATATAGTGCCATCGTCACAAGACTTGCAGCCTGATCATCTGTGAAGTCCTTGCTTAACGCACTCCTTAGTGTTGAGATGACATAATCTCCAACTTGTGCGTCATTGACCTCTTGTGCGCCCCCTAAATTTTCTATCTTCTCCATCCTAAATATCCCTCACATTCTCTCTAATGAATTTTTCCATCTGGTCGTTGACATCTCTGATGGTCGCCAGAGCCTCTGAGAGGCTCATCTGGGCCGTTGAAAGTCTTTGCCTAATAAAGTATAGCCTCGCAGAATTTAAAGCCCCTGAGAGCGTGCTACAATAGCTCAGACTCTTATATGATTCTCGATCAACTCCGTCCTTGTCCTTTTTCGTTATCCTCTTCGCAAATGTATAGTTGTATGGATCAACTGAGATAACATAATCGTCAAACAGTTCTATCATTTCGTAGCCTCCGCATCATAATGCTCGTAGTAAAACTCCATAACGTTCTTAAACTCCCTATACGCTAAAAATGTATCATCGCTATCAACCATCTTCAGTCCGGTAACTACACCAACGTTGAATGCATACTGGAGTAAATCAAACATGTCGCTATCCATAATCGGCTTGTACTTAATCGTTCTCTGCATCCTTTTTATTCGCTCCTTTCGCTTCGTTGCTTCTCCTTTTCGCTTCGGTCTTACTCATCTGCTCAATGCCACCGTGCTCGCCCACGTGGATCACCTCTTTATCATGTAGCTCTAACGGACGTGATGTGAGGGCGACACCGCCCTTGGCACCACCGCCGAACGTCAGCACCGCGAAGTTGGTGTAGGGTGGTTCTACCTCTAATGTGACAGTAATCGTTTTATTCTTTTGCTTTGCCAAACTAATCCTCCTGTTGTAAAATAAAAATGCGTATAAACAGAAAGGAGACGTTATGCTCCTTGTTCTGCTCAATATACGTATAGCTATGCGCCGCCATGCCAGACCCTATGTATGAAAATATTTGTTTGTTTTGTTTGTTTTGTTTGTAATACCTTGGTCTGGTAGTGGTGGCCTCTTTAATACTTTGGTTTGTTGTTGCTCATGTAGTCATCAACAATCGTCGCTATAAATAATCCAATCACAACGCCTAAACATACGCTGATCAATGCTTGCATCGCTCGCGCCCACGGGAAGGGGTAGGGGTTAGGTTCTTTTGTAATACACTCCATGCTGTGTGATAAGTTGTACAGTATTACCAAAAGAAAAGTTATCTGTACGTTTATTTGTACTCGATTGTATTTAAACAATGTTTTATTAATATATTTATTAAACAATAGTTATTATTAATTAAAATACAAAAAACAATAGTAATAATAAAAATACAATAAACAAAGTTATTAATATAAATACAATAAACAATAGTAATAGTATTAATACAGTAAACAATAGTTATATATTATTATATATATTATATTATATATACTATGTATTCCGGATCTTCCGTTCCGTTCCGCCTTAATCACCTTCCGCGCAGCCTATCCCTCCTTTCTGTTTGTTCAGTTTATTCTGTCCTATAATATGTACACTGTCCAATAACTTACCCACTATATTATACAAATTATGTATGTTACGCAGAAAACCTGCGTGTCTCACGCAGATACCTTTTGAGTTTGTATTTTTTAGTTGTAAGTTTTTTATTCTATATTCTTTAAGAACGAGTCTGGAAACCCTATTGAAATCAACGTTTGTTAAAAATTTTGGAACCTAAAAGTTCCAAAATGGATTTTTTGGGTTCCAGAATCATGGCCAAAGAGGGGTGTTTGTACGGGTGTGATCCGGGGGTTGGAAGACCCGTGAGCGCCCCTCTGAATCATGGCCTGATGTACTCGTTCGTGATTGCTAATATGTATTTATCTATTAAGTATATTACCAAACAATAAACACAGTGTCAACACAAGTTTGCAATTCTTTTTAAAAATCTTTTAAAAGCTTTTAATAATTTAAAATAATTGTTTCTTTTTGGCTATTTTCTTTTATTTATTTAAATATAAAAATAATACAGAATTTTAAAGATCTGCCGGATTGAGTTGGAGTGAGGGGAAATGTGATGTGGGGGAGAAGAGGTGACTTTCATTTTAGGGCTTATAGGAAGTTGGGGCAATACCAAAATATAGCCGTCTATTTGACGTTATGCGAAAATATCAAATTGAGATATACGGCAAAAATACGGCTTGCGCTTTTGCGTTCCGTTTCAAATTGTTTCACGTGAAACATAATTGCAACGTATAGGAAAAAAGACAAGGCACAACAAAAACGCAACAACAACAAGCAACCACAACAAGCGCACAATACACAAAAACAACTATAAACAATTAAGTAAATGTTTAATTGTATGATTGGATATTATAAACAATTAAGTAAATGTTTAATTGTATACAATCCAAAAATCACGATACACAACAAAATGTATAATATCCAACAAAATATATTAAAATGTATATGAATTAATAAAATCTTAATATCTATTGTTAAAGTTGCACAATGCAGCTACAACAAAAAATATACAAAATAAACAAAAATCTATTTTCTTTAAAAAAAGGATACAATATATACCTAAACACAAAAACCGCTTAAAATCCATTCTAGACGCCTTAAAACGCAAATTGCAAAAATGAATACATAGAAACAATTGAAAATATTACAAAAGTATTAAATGTATAATTTGCGTGTACGGTTCGCCCTATGTAGATTTTACTTGCAAATATGTATTGAACCTTTATAATAGAATATGCAACAAGCAAATATTTCATATAAAGAAAGAAGGTAAAACATGAAAAAAACAAACGAAACCAACGCAACTATTAACAACGTACTTGCAACCCTTGAAGGTTCTAACGATGCCCTCGCCCAACTTTTAGCGCACTTGTTAAAACAGTCCGAAATGGCGCTTGCAGTTGACGTTTTAAAGATGCAGGGCGCAAGCAAAAAGCGTATTATTGCAAGTGTGCGCACTTTATCAAACGATCAATTGACTAGTTATTTAGAAAGTAATTTCTCACTGGTATATGAAAACGATTTTTATACAGTGGCTTGCCTTGTTGAATTCTCCGCGCGTTGTGTCATGGGCAAGCTCAAGGGCAAGTACTCAATGCACTGCGATAATTTGCACGTTCGCAACCGTCGTTTTAATTTCCTTCATACTTATCAAAAGTATTGTGAGAATGGTTATTTATTGGAAAGAACTTACACGGCTAGCGACGTTTCTAGAATGGTGAACAATGAATATTCTAGCATTAAGGAAACAATGCTAGAGTATTGCGAAAATGAGAAAATGGTTAATAACCTACTTTCTGTTTTTATGGTAAAGCAACGGCTTAACCTTATTGTTGAGGATATCCGAAACGCTTGTTTACTTGAAGAAAAGAAAGATAAAAACGGCTTTATGTATTCAGATATTGAACTAATGGACACATTCATTGAATCAGTTTTAAGCTGGGTTTACACAACAAAAGAAACCAACTTAAACGCAATAACAACCGTTGTTAGTGAAACGTATTACAACTTTGTACACAAGCAACTTGATATTGTTTCTTATGAAACAAAAGAAACAAGCGCGCGAAAAAATGCCTTGCGTGCCATTGATAAAGAAATATCATACAACCGCCGGATATCTTTTGAAGAAATAAAAGACGTTCACGCGACTAACTCCGGCGCTGAAAAAAAGGGCATATATCAATATTTGACCGTTGAAGAAATGAAACAATTTAACATTGTGTCAAATTATATCGTGACTAGCGACAAGATACAGAAAGAAGACAAAGCCGATGCTATCGCTATATTATACATGCGTATGTTGGGTTATGGATATGATGCAGTAGCAACGTATCTATCTATAACTAAAAGAAAAGTGCAAAACACGTTACAACGTATTGCCGTAACACTTGCCACAACTAAAGAGTATAGCGACCGTATAGAAATAACAAAAGATGCGCAACGTCGTTCCGTTCCTGTATACGTTCACTAAACACAACGCACAACGCACAAAAACGGCCCTTGCGGGCCGTTTTTTTATTGCCCTATGTAGTGCAAGGGTACGGCACGCACAACGGCACACAAGCCGTTTCAAGTGCGTGTACGGTTCGCCCTATGTAGTGCAAGGGTACGGCACGCACAACGGCAC